GCAAAGGAGCTACCGGACCTACCGGCGTAGAAGGTCCAAAAGGGGCTACCGGACCAACCGGGTCAGAAGGCGTAAAAGGGTCAACAGGAGCTACCGGCGTTGAGGGCGCAACTGGGACAGGCGGGGCGGCGGGCTCTACGGGCTCGACTGGTCCGGAAGGTAAAGCACCCGAACCGGGAACACCTGAAGCGAGCGTCTCCCGAGAAACAGGTAAAGCGTATGAAAACACTTCCGGCGGGCCTCTCAACGTGTACCTAACATTCGTACTGAAACCAGAAAAATCCGTCGCCGAACTGCTCGTTGAAGGCAAAGGGGTTTACAAAGTCAGTGAGACTCTTGTCGCAGGCTCAAAAACTATTTGGTGGCTTTTCCAGATCAAAAAAGCTGCTAAATGGGAAGTGGTTCTCACCGAAGGTAAACTCGAATCACTATCCTCTGTCTACCAAGCCACATAAAAACGTCAACAGCTCAGGAGGCGACTACGTGAATTTCCATGTAGTGAGTCTGCCCCACACCGCGACTACCAGAAATTTCAGTTGGTGCGCCTACACGGAGAAGTGTAGGAAGTTCTCCACGATGATGACCAAGCGTGGGCACACGGTATACCTGTACGCAGCGCGGGAGAACGACGCAGAGTGTGCAGAGCTGGTCCCCTGTGCCCCCCAACCCCGCAGCAACAAGGTGACGGAGCCTGTGTGGACGCAGGACTACTTCTCCAAGATGAACAACCGTGTAATCAAGGCAATGCGCAGTCGCCTCGATGAGCACGACTTCATCTGCCTCATCGGAGGTATCTGCCAGCAGCCGATCGCTGAGGCTTTTCCTGCGCACACAGCGGTTGAGTTCGGTGTCGGCTACCAAGGCACGTTCGCCAAGTATAGGGTGTTTGAGTCCTACGCGTGGATGCACGCGGTGTATGGGCACCAGCAAGGAGCGATGGGCGCCAACGGGCACTTCTATGACTGTGTGATCCCCAACTACTTCGAGGTCGACCAGTTCCCCGAAGGCAAAGGCGACGGTGGGTATCTCCTTTACGTCGGCCGATTGATCGAGCGTAAGGGGCTGCAGGTTGTGGTCGATACCGCCACGCGAGCGGACTTGCCGCTTGTGATCGCAGGCCAGGGCGAGCCGCCAGACTACGGAGAGTACGTCGGCGTGGTCGGCCCGGAGAGGCGCGCCGAGCTCATGGGCGGCGCTATTGCCCTCCTGTGCCCAACGCTGTATGTTGAGCCGTTCGGCGGCGTCAACGTCGAGGCACAGATATGCGGCACCCCTGCGATCTCAACGGATTGGGGAGCATTCACGGAGACGGTCGAGCAGGGTGTCACAGGCTTTCGTTGTCGGACGCTAGATGAATTTGCTAAAGCTGCCATCAAAGCTTCCAAACTGAACCGTAAGAAGGTCCGTCAGCGTGCTATCGAGCTGTATTCTACTGACGCTGTAGCTATGCAGTATGAGGTGTATTTCAGGCGATTGTTGGCATTGTGGAATGACGGGTGGTACACATGATGCGACCTTCTCTCGTGCATAATCGCAGGACTAACCGTAGGGGGGGGGGCGGATGGCTGATGAGCACATAGAGGTTGGACGGTCCACGAACGGCAGAGAGCTAGCGCGCGATATTGTCACGCTGCGCGACTACGTAGACACGATGTTCGCCGAGAAGGAGAAGGCGCTCCAGGCTGCGTTGCTGGCGGCGGAGAAGGCCGTCACTGCAGCCCTCGCCGCGTCGGACAAGGCAATAAATAAGGCTGAGGTCAACGCAGAGAAGTGGCGGGAATCAGCGAACGAGTGGCGTGGGGCGATGAGCGACAGGGACCGGGAGTTGCCCTCGCGCAGGGAGGTCGGGACGGAATTCTCTGCAATGAGGTCCGAGCTCAAAACGCTCAGCACCTATATGTCCATGAATAAGGGCGGGAGTGCGCTTGTGGATCGGGCGTGGGCGACTGTGGCAACCGTTGCCGCTGTCGTTATGGCCATCGTTCTTATCCTCCACGGTTGATGTCCCTTATACCTGGCATCGACCGACTGACCGCTACGCTGGATGCGCAGAACATCGCAACCGCGCAGCACCGCGAATGGGAGGGAAAGACCCTACACGACATCACGACAAGGATCAAGGAGACACGAGCTTTCGCTGAGGAGACCAACGGCAAGATCAACCAAGCTGCTATTGATATTGCAGTCATTCAGGAGGCTGAACGTCAAGCAGCAATTATCCAAGCAGCCAAGCTCAAGGCTGAAGAGGACGCCAAGAACCGTAAGGTATCGTGGCAGCAGGGGATTGTGTTCGCGATATCCGGAGCCGCTATGACCGGTGTTCTAGGGACTCTCGGTTTGTGGCTGGCCCACGTTCTATAAAGTGTAACTAGGAGGTGAAACATGTCAGTGCTTATCTCAAAGAGTCCAAGACTCCCTGAGGATCTGGCGATTGCCGAGTCGCTCACAGGCAAGGTCCAGACTCTTTCTACCGCCAGCCTGTCCAATTGGCAGTGGCGGGCAGCGAACCTCATCAGCGCCTACGACGTGGAGAACGCAGAGGCGATCGTCCTCGCGCAGTCGACCGGCACACAGCGACCGCAGTTGTCACAGTGCCTAGCGATGGTTGAGAACGAGTCGGCCGGACGTAATATCTTCGGTGAGGAAGGCACAGCCTGCCCGTCGGAGTGGTATGAGGGCTACGTCAATGAGCCCCGCTATGTCGTCTATCGTGACCGTCGTGACGCAGGCGATTCACCGGACGGTGTAGGTCCGACGCAGATCACGGACGCTGCCCTGCAGATCGAGGCGCAGCGGCTTGGGGGGTGCTGGAATGCGCAGTACGACTGTGATGTTGGTTTTCACTTCCTGCACGAATTGATGGTGGTCTACGGCACAGCGGACGGATACATGCACTACAACGGATCGGGACCCGCCGCAGAAGACTACCGTGACAAAGCGCTTATTTGGGAACGTGTGTGGCACGGTCGCTTTGTTGCACACGGTCTAGCTAACTAACGAGGAGGAACAAGAAATGCCACTTTCATCCATCGAGGCTGCAGGAGCAGCCCTAGTTGTAGGTGTAGGCAACGCTGCCGTTGCGCTTGGCGTGATTGGCGTCGAACGGGCCACCGTGCTTGAGACCGCGATCGTCGGCGCGATCTCTGCGGTGTTCCTGCTGGCGAACTCGATCATCCACCACGGGGCCACAGTTGCTGCCGGCAAGGACGTGAGTCACCCCTGACTTCTAGCCGGGTTTTCGTTCGCCTCCTACCGGCTCTGGAGGCACTGCGGGCGCTCCTTCGGGGGTGCCCGTTTGTGCATCTAGAACAGACGTCCAGACGGTGCGTGAGGCTACTTGACCCGTGAGGGTAGCTGCCGCTCGATCGCTCGCCGCTGCGCCCCTGTGAGCTCGGACATGAGCAGGTGTGGCCACACGTATGCGCGCTCGAACACCTGCCGGGCGCCCTCGCGGCCGAGACCGCGCGCGGAGATACAGACGTCGTACACCTCAGCCTCGCGCAGGCAGAGCATCTGCTTGTTGGACCGCAGCAGAGCCCGCAGCGAGACGATCCCCGCTGCGAGCCCCAGGAACGTGTTCGCACGCTCCGTGCGGATCCTACGCGCGTGCTCGATGCTCACAGCGCAGCTTCGCTTGTATTGCCAGACGTTCGACGGTCTGCGTGCTGCTGCGGTAGCCGAAGCCCCAGCGCGACGCCTGATCGACGCAGTCGAGCACGTGGTCGACCTGCCGTACGCTCGTGAGCATCAACGCCACAGCGCCAGCGTTGCGGAGATCCTTGAGCGTCTGTGCCTGCAACTCCGTGAGTGTTTTCTCTTTGCCTGGGAGCTTGACCTCGATCGCGAGCATGACGCCGCGGTAGACCCCTACATTGTCGGGCCAGCCGGCACCGTAGGGGCCTCCCGCTACCTTGCGCATCCAGCCGCCGCGCTCGCGTACGCGCTTGGCCATCTTGGCGGATAGTGCATTCTCACGCATGCTGGCTACTCGAAGTCGTCAAGATCCAAGTCGTCATCATCGTCCTCGTCGTCATCGTCTGAACGTGGACGTTTGCGTTTCGACGATTTACGCAAGGACGTTCTTTTACGTTGTTTGGCAGTCGGCTCGTCGTCCTCTTCATCCTCGTCGTCCGTGTCGTCTAGGTCATCCTCTTCCCCGTCTTCGTCGTCTTCATCGAGATCGTCATCGTCGTCATCCTCGCTCTCGGCGTCTTCAAGCGAGATGAACCCGCCTTGGAACTTGACGACGCTCTTTGTGTCGTAGCCGTCCTGTTCGTCATCGACCAAGTTGACGGCGATCTCTTCACCCGAGACAGCTTGGCCGATCTTGCGAATGTCGATGCGTCCTTGGGGCACTTTCTTACCGCACGCTTCGAGAATTTCACGTAGGCGGTGGTACGCCTTCGGCGACAACCACAGGCGCTCGGTCATTTTCTTCTTCTTGTCACTCGGGCCGAGCAACGTCAGAGGTACAGCCAGCCCCAGGCTGCCCTTCTGGCTTGAGCGCACAGGCTTGCATTTACCTATACGAGCCCTGCGGATGCCGGGTTTGACGCGCAGCCCGCCTTCGGGCTTCTCTTCTTTGCGGAAGTCAATTATATAATCGGTACTCTCAGCCATCTGTACTTCTCCTGTTCCACGCCCTAATTATGCCGGGCATTGTTGGGTTTCGTGTAACTGCTCTGAGCTCGTTAGTGCGGTCCTTCGTCTTGTACAGCTTGCTGTCACCGGTGAAAAGCTCGTCTGTCCACTTTCCATTTACACGCTTGCGACGTGTGTAGCCAATGATGCCTACGATGTCACAGGCGGCTCCACGGGCCTGCTCGGGAAGATCGGCGGTGACTTCGGTGACTTCGTTGTCCTCGTTCTTCACCTTGCGTTCCTGTGCCACGAAGATGACGTGCATGGGCAGGTTGCGGAAGGCGAAAAGCATCGCCTCGGTCAGCTTGCCTGCGCGGCCGTAGATTTGCTGTGTGGGTTGAGATTTCTCGCGTGTAGGGTCGCGTGCCTCTGCCTCTTGCATGACCTTCTCCATCGCTGCGGCGTGCATCATCGTCACAGTGTCGATCGCTACCGTCTTGTACGGGTGATTGCCTGACTTCAGGTACCAGTAAGCAAGCCCGATCTCGTCGAAGCTGGAAACCTCCCGCTTGTGCGCGTGACTGCCAACGGTTGATCGTGTGCCCTTCTCGCGCACGTCGATGATGAGCACCTTTGGCGCCGACGCAGCGAAACGCGTCTTGCCTGTGCCATTGTCACCGTAGACGAGGATCTTCGCCCACGGATCAAGCTTGTCCACTGACTGGATTCCCTGTGCGAAGCGCTCGATCGTCTCGGAGGATGGTTGTGTGCGTGGCCTAACCATTGTGCATCGAAAAGGTAGTCATGCTTGTTACTTGCCTCCAGTCAGGATCTGCATGTGTGTGTCCTCCAGGTCTTTCTCTCGGCTGACGGTTGTAAATTGCAGGCGGGTGATCTCATCAACCTTGCCGCCTTGCATCTCAACGATACACGGGTGAACGTACTCGCAGTCCCATTCACACTTCTTGTCAACTGTTCGAGGGAAATAGTTACGCTCCGTTGCATCCTTGATTTCTTGGGACGTCATCATCATCTCCCGCATCGTCTGCTGCACAGTGGGCTTGTCGCGCGGCATACGGGTACGACGGAACCAGCGTTCGGTCTGTTGGTTCAAGTGGCGTATCATTACACCGTAGTCACGCGGGTTGAGGTCGTGCCGGCGAATCTCGCGGTAGTAAGTGTGAACGTCACACCGGATGTCTTTGCGCTGCTCCAAGCTGCCGCTCTGCAACACCTTCGGCAGCGTAGGCGTTGCTGTGCAAATCTCATCGAACATGACACCGCGGATCTTCTTGTAACCAATTTGAGCAGCGGCCCACACGTACTTGGCTAGCTGTGAGTCGAGCAGCATGAAGTTGTCACTCATCAGGTTGGTCACGCTCTTGTAATCGACCAGCCATATCCCTCCGTCGTCCTCTTCTGTGACCTTGTCGATAATGAAGTTGAATTGATCACCGTTGGGCAGGTCGACCGTCTCGTCAAGCTCCGTGTCAAGTGTGCGCCAGTGTGCATCCTCGTCTTTGTAGTGCGCAAGGTAGTTTTTCATTAGGCGCGCGCACTCGGCAGGCAGGTCGCCATATTCCTCGCGCTCCTCAAAAAGCAGGTTGTTGAATTCGAGAGTAAGGTCACGGTGACGCTGTCGCCAGTCGTGTTCGCCGTCGTAGTGAACCATCAACAACTCGTGCAGCCATGAGCCCTTCTTGAGTTGGATCGCTATGCGCTTCTTCCTCAGTTTTTCAACGTACCGGAACTTGTACTTGCGTGGGCAGCGGCGGTAACACGCACACTTGGAATTCGACAATCGGAGTGAGTCAGACATTTGTGAGAACCTTACCCGCGAGGCGCTCTAGAACTCTTCCAACTCGCTCCAGTTGGCCAACGCACGCAACCAGCGCATGAAGGTCGGCGGATGTGTATACTTCTTGGCAGGGATCCTCGCTACGGATGCTAATGACTCGGATTAGCTCTTGTATCTTGTCTGCATATTCGTCAAGCTGGCAAGACTCCTCCGTTATACTTTCCAGGTGGATTCGGTCTGCCCGTGATGTTTTCACGACAACTGCTCCATGTTGTTAGCGACGCGCCTGGCCACCTGTGCGGCACGTAGACACAATTCCTCCGCTATGAGTACAAGGGCTTTCTCCTTACCTGCCACAACATCCTGGTTGCGCGCGTCTTGAACGTTACCGATAACTTCCTCAAGTTCGTGCGCCGACCGTTGCAGGCTGCGTGCCACCAGCTTGCGATCCGCGATAGTTTCTTGGCGTGTCCTTTTCATTTCCACTCCTTTCCTTCTCCAAAGTGGGTACCGATCTCTACATCCACGGTTATAGGCACGTTGATGTCACACTTGAATTGCCGCTCGACACGCTCCGTGTCCTCCATCACTTGGCGAATCACGGGGCACCACTTCTTGACATAGCCATCTCTCACCTCAAATAGAATTGAATCGTGGATCGTGGCAATGATACGGGCCTCGTCGGACGGAAGAATTCTGTGGAGCTCGATCAGAGCGAGGAGCATGATGTCCGATGCCATGACCTGCACAGGGGAGTTGATCGCCTGGCGCTCAGCCTCGCCGCGCACCTTCTCGTCGTTGGAGAGGATGTCTGGCAGATGCCGCACGCGGCCCATCGGTGACGAGACTTGATGGTAGCGTTGAGCGAGTCGGCGCTGACGCCTGTGCCACGGCAGCAGAGCGGGGTAGTCGGAGAAAAACTCACGTCGGGCCGCTTCGGCTTCAGCCAACGTGTATTCTACATTGTACTCCTCGAATGCGTACTGCACCAAACCCTTCGCACTCATTCCATACATCAGACCAAAGCTCACAGGCTTTGCCCGAGATCTCTCCTCTTTCGTTACGAGTTTGGCGAGCGCCTTCTTTGTGATTTTCATTGCCCGCAGAGTGTGTATATCTTCTTTGTTGGCGAACTGGCGTAGCATCCGCTCCTCGTTGGAGAGCATAGCTGCGATCCGCAACTCGATCATTGAGTAGTCAGCGGCGACCAATTTCCATCCGTCTTCAGCGCAGACGATCGAGCGTATGAAAGTGTCGCGCGGGATCTGCTGTATTCCACCTTGCCCGCTAAGCCGGCCGGTTACAGTTCCAGACACATTGTACGTGCTATGGATGCGTCCGTTGGCGTCACGGTGTTGGAACCACCACGGCAGCAAGTACGTCGACAGATACTTGTACCACTTGCGATATTTCAACAATACGCGGACGATCGGCTCGTCACGGCTGAGTCGTAGCAATACACCCTCAGCGGTGCTTGGGGCCTTGGTCTTCTTGGAACGTGCGAGCACAGGCAGGCCAAGATGGTCATACAACAGCCGTGCGACCTGTTGAGGCGAGCGCAGATTGATCGGACGCATGTCAGCGGGGATTCGCCGTTCGATGTAGTGCTGCAGCTTCTCGACGTTCTCCTGTGCCTTGTCGTGACGCTCTTGCCAACGCTCGGCGTCAATGCAGACCCCTGTGGCCTCGATCTCGGTTAGAGCGCGGCTGGCGGGCATCAGCAGGCGTGTGAAGAGACGTGCTGCGTTCGTATCTGCAGCGAGGTTCCGTCGGAAGTGTTTGGCAAGTCGCAAGGTGTAATCTGCGTCCTTGCCGTTGTATACTGCTAGGTCATGCAAGGGGATCTTGTGGGCTTCCTTGAGCTCCTCGCCAACGTCATAGCCGTCTGCGCCTAGTACATTGCGTGCAAGGCTCTTGAGTTTCTTCTCACGATTCTCGTCTAGTACGTGTGAGGAGAACATCGTGTCAAACCTCTGCGGTACATTGATGCCAAACGCTTTCATCCACTTTGCATCAAAAGGTCCGTTGTGGGTGATATACACGCAGTCTTGGCGTTCGAGTACGGGCTTGAGGAAACGCAGCGTGCCTGAAGTGAAAATACGAGACTCATGCCACAACGGCAGTACAGCGGTTACACCTTCCTCCCAAGCGAAGGCGATCGAGACAATGTGAGACTCCTGCTCGTGCCAGTATTGGAAATTAGTGTGTACGAATGGAGGCTCGGCCGGCTCGGTGTACGTCTCGATGTCCCAGCTAATGACCTTAGCGTGTAGTAGTTGTGCGTACAACCATTTGAGGTGTTGCGGTGTACGAATGATTTTCACTCGTGTTATTGGCGTGGTGCGTTCGCCGCGAACGAGTTGACCGAAGCGTACGAGATCAAGTGCGAAGTCCTCGCCCCACTTTGGGTTACGTAGGACTGCGGCGGGGTGAAGTGTGGGCATTACCTGAATTGAGAGGTCACCGAAGTCGAGCCGCGTCGGTGTGCCGTGGTGCTTCATTATCCCGGATTTGCCGAGGACGCCAAGTAGGGCACTGTTACCCATCAACAGCATGAAATTGGGTCGTACACTTGCGATCTCACGATCGAGGTAGTGCTCAACGCAGGTCTTGATCTCCTTGCGTGAAGGTGTGCGGTTGTCAGGTGGTCGGCATTTAGCTACGTTCGTGATGTACACTTCACTGCGATCGATCTGTGCAAATCGCTTGAGTGCTTGGTTGAGCAGTTGACCCGCCTGGCCGATGAACGGCTTGCCGTGCTCGTCCTCGTTAGCTCCAGGGGCCTCGCCTACAAGGAAGATCGGCGCCTGCTTTGGCCCGTTACCGAGCAGACAAACGTGTTTAGCGGATTTGTTGAGTGCGCACAGGTCACAGGCGGGGTTACGAAGTGGCACAGTGGAGACGCTTTCTCGCTAGACTGACGTACTGTGGATTTAGCTCTATACCGACCCCAAGTCGATTAAGTTCAACAGCAACTTGCAGTGTGGTCCCTGACCCTGCAAATGGATCAAGCACGAGTCCATGTCGAGGGCAGCAGCTTTGGATCATGGGCTCGATTAGCTTTGGAGGAAAGGTAGAGAAATGCGCCCCTTGATATCGGCTTGTAGCGACAGTCCAAACTGACCGCCTATTTGCCGAGTGGCCCTTCTTCTTAGATACTGTGCGAATAGCCGTAGCGTTATAGTAGTAACGTGGGGCCTTGGCAAGTAGGAAAACTGACTCGTGCGCTTTTGTTGGGCGGTCCCTAACACTCTCGGGCATTGGGTTTGGCTTGCTCCAAATGACCTCGCTGCGGAGATACCAGCCATCTGCTCGCAATGCTAGTGCAACCATCCAAGGCAGTCCGAATAGATCCTTTGCCTTGAACGGCGCTCCGTCTGGGATCGTGCCGGTTTTCGTGCCCCTTGGGTGCGCCATAATTTGTCGTCCGCTTAGCGGCGAGCCTGTTAGTGTCGAGGTGCCATTGGCGGTCGCGCTGCGTGACTGAGCCCCCCACGAACCTGCGTAGGAGTCACCCATAACCAGCCAAAGTGTACCCTCGTCATGTAGGACACGTTTTACCTGACGGAAGACTGTAACGAGCTTGGCAACATACTCATCAAGCGTAGCCTCTAGGCCAATCTGTCCATCCATATTGTAGTCTCGCAGCTTGTAATATGGTGGAGACGTGATGCACGTGTGCACACAACGATTAGGCATACGCTGTAGCGTATTAAGTGCATCGCCGGTAAATAGTAGCCATTGTCGCTTCATACTCGTAGTGCTCGCATTCTGTTCTCAAGTGTTGCGATTTCTTCCACACGCTCAGGATTTGACACTATAAAATCGGCTACGTTCTTCTTCATTTGCAATGCTGCGTATGTGACCTCATCACGTGTGCCGTTTGCGATCAGGTAATCGTACATAAGTGTACGGGTGTCCTTGTATTTCTCGATGCGTCGTGTGAACTGGTCGTGATCGACGTAGCTCTCTGACAGGGAGTAGAACATCATCACAGACGCGGCGGACAGATCGATTGACTCCTTGCCGGCTGAGATCTGCGAGACGAACAACGCTGGGCGTTTGGTTTCCTGGAACAGGGCGATCCGGCGTGTGCGCTCGTCACCTTTGGGTACGGAGCCGTGGAATAGGATCGGCAGAAAATCAAGATCTCGTGCGATGCGTGCGACGGCTGCGAGCTCGGGCAGGAAGCGGCAGCCGATCACAGCCTTCTCTATGCCTTGCTCCATATACTCGCTGAGTCGATCGCGGCACATATCGAGCTTGTCCGAGCCGATCTGTGCGACCGTGTCCTCCCAGCGAAGGAACCCTCCGCAGATTTGTTGTAGGCGCAGGTGTTTGGTGAGCACAAGCGGGGCGGTTGATAGTTTGTCGCCGTCCGTCACCGCACCTTTACGATGCATGGCTGAGTAATACTCCAAGTTGCGCCCTGTGAGATCGAACGTCAGCAGGTTCGTCACAGGAGGGCGCGGGGGCACATACTTCTCCATGTACACGAACGGTTTGAGTTGACGTGTCATCCACCTTAGGTTGCGGTAGCGTAGGACCTCGTAACCACCGTAGCCGCCCATGACTGCTATGCGTTTCTTGTAGTGTGTGAATGAGCTGCCGAGCGCTGCTCCGTCGTCGTAGAACTTCACTTGGCCGAAGACATAAAAAAGATTGCGGTGAAACATGGAGCCCGTCATGAACACACGGAATCGCGCTTTGCGGCCGAGTCGACAAGTCTCGCGGGACTGCACGGCTGTTGGGTTGCCGATGTGGTGTGACTCGTCAACGATGACGAGATCAGCATCCCAATCGAGCAGGGCTTGGTTGGGGGCTGTGAGCCACTCGCGCGGGTGACGTGTATCTTTCTCCCGGCTGTACACGTTCTGGAAGTTGACGATAAGAAAGCGCAAGTGCGCCTTACCGTCGAAGATCGCTATTGGATACCCCCGCGCGTGGATGCGCTCATACTCTTCCCCATAAAGACGAGATGAGCACGATACGGGGCAGTGCTCGGCAATTTGGTTCTCCCATACGCCGAGTCCTGATGTCACAGTGATTACGAGAACACGACGGACGTCCTCAAGATGGTACAAGGATGCTGCGAAGTTGATTGCTACCCAACTCTTCCCCCACCGAATAACATAGGCACCTGAAGCCCTCCACCGCGCTTGCGGAGTAGCATTTCAAGAGCGCGTTTTTGGTGCGCGTATGGTTTTGTCTTGAATTTCAAGTACACTATGGCATCACCTCCCCTGTACGTCGTAGGTAGAGGATTGCCTGCTTCAACCAGTCTTCGTTGTCCTCGAAATAACCGAGTCCAACATTGCGGTTGGATCCGCGACTGAGACGACGATCCGATGTCAGGGCGGCTCCGCACCAAAGACAGGTCGGTAGGCAAGGACGAAGGCTGACGCTCATGCGCGTTGTTTGCGTACACCGTCAACGTAGAGTCGACGTGCTATTGGATTGTACTTCCGTACGGCTCCGTCACGGTGCGATATTCCACAGACAGGGCAGTGATACCCAGGTTCGGGCACGTACACACCGCTAGTCGTAAATCCCGGCTTGTACACGAACTTGCGCAGTTGCATGCAGTACGGACACCACCACCAACCACGCAAGTTGTAGTGGACGAGCGGCTCGACGGTGATGAGCTCGCCGCGTGTCTGCGTGTATGCACGCAGTCGTTGTGGAGGTGGAAATCCCTTGTTCTTGCAGTGGAGAGTTACACCTTGACGACCGTGCTCGATCAGTTGCGTGTACGCGTATAGCGCGCTAGCGAGGTCATCGTGGAAATTCTTGACGAGGACGTGGCGGTTGTGGATCCAGCGCACGTCCCAGAGCGCTGCGGGTGTCGTCTCCATGCCCGGCAAACTACTTAGCCCGTCGGACGGAACCCCTGTGACTGAAGGTTTAGTGCTCAGTTGCGGGCAAAAGAGAGGGCGCCCCTCGAGGCGCCCTCAAGCAATGTTCGATGCGTCAGTCCCGATCCGGCAGACACTCGACCGGACGCTTACGAGCCTATCACAAACTTACTTTGAGATCGTTCCCAAGCCTCGCAGGAGCACGCGCACCTGGCGGGCGTTGAAGCGGTAGTGCGCCTTGGGCGAGTCCTTGGGGAACGCCTTGGAGTGTTTGCGCGCGAAGTCGCGCACCTGATGCTCAGGCACCTGCGCGATCTCCGCCACGTCGTCTGGCGTGAATCTCGGCTCGTCGGACGGCTCTTTTACACGCGTCGGTTTGCTGCCCGAACCTTTGGGACGCCCGCGTGGTTTCTTGGGAGGCTCTATCTCCACGTCGTCCTCCTCGTCATCGTCGTCTGCCTTATCTGCAGCCAGCGCTTCGAGGATGGCTGTGCGGATATCGTCGTCAGACATGGACTTTTTCACGGCCACGTCCAACTGCTGCTCTTTGATGTATGTCTTGAGCTCCGAACGGTCTAGGTCGGCGATTGGAAGTGTATCGCCGTCCTCCTCGTCATCGTCGTCTAGGTCATCCTCCTCATCATCGTCGTCCTCAGCTTTCGCTTTGGATGCTGTTTTACGTTTCGCAGGCGCAGGCTCCTCCTCATCTTCCTCAAGCTCATCATCGGGCTCGTCGATGTCGAGGTCGTCTAGGTCGGTCGCTGCCTCAAGCTGAGCAAGCTCCTCGTCGAGGCCCGTCAGCTCGTCGTCCTCAGGCTCTTTCGATTTCTTCGCTGCTTTGACGGCCATGCTTAGTGTTGCCTCCTGTAGTCGTAGGGTCGATCGCGCGGACCCTAGCACGTAACCGTAGACGGATCGTGTATTCTGTGCGGTGTTCCTACGTAGGAGGTCGCAATGAGCGCAAACATCCACACCGTTGATGAGGGCTACAGCGTCGCTCGGCACCTTCTTGTAGCGCTTGACGATGCTGGTGATGATGGCTGCATGTCGGTCGACCTGGGCGCCGATCTGGACGCGACGGGGGCACAGGTGGGGGCGTGGCTGCGTGATCTGCGCTGCCGCGGTTGGGCGACGTGTGCTCCTGTGTCGCCCGCCAGCACTCGCCTGCGCTGGTACATCACGGATGCCGGTCGATCGTACCTGAACGAGCCCGAGTAGAACATTCGGCCAGGGTGTAGGCCAACGTTACATACTAAGATGTAGACTGTCGATATACAGACTGCAGAGCAAATCGACTACAAGGAGCAGACATCGTGGACCCTGAGAAGACCATAACCGTCGCAATCCCCGCCAGCGAGATCAAGCTCGGCGATATCTACGTCACACAGGCCGCGTTTGCCCCGATTCGCTACCGCGAGGTCATCGGCATCCGGCCTTGCGTCGGAGAAGACGAGCACGAACACGTCGAACTGACGCTCAAGAAGGACAAGCGCGCTCCGCACGGATCGGAGGCATCGGTGCCCGTGGATCGCGTCGTCAAGGTGCGACGTATGGAACCACAACCCGAGAAGCCCACCTTCGCAGGGATGACAGAGGACGAACGCCGGTACGTCTGCGAGAACCGCAGCGAGTTCCCCCACCTGGACGCCGAAGTCATAAAATTCTTCGCGGACTTCTGGGCCGAGAGTCGCAGGAAGGAAGACGAGCGCGCGGAGCTGTACCCGTCCATCGGCATCTACTACGATGGAGATGAGTGATGACGTCTCAGCAGGCGGCAGCCCTGCGGCACAACCCCGTGGCCCGCAGCGTGCGGCTTGCCTTCCCCGTCGGAGCCCGTGTGGAGGGCCTGGCGGGCAGTGGCCCCACGGGAGCCCTCGGCACAGTCAAGCGGCACGTGGTGCAGAACAACGCCCAAGGTGGCTACCTTGTCGTCAAGTGGGACAACGGGGAAGTCGGCCGCCACTCCGCGATCTCCCTGCGAGTCGTCGAGGGCGAGGGCGCAGGAGCCGAGCACTATGTGCAGGTGTTTGACGCCGTGCAGGTGGAAAATAAGGTTGCAGACGCTCGTCGGCTGGAGCGGATAACAGACGCTGAGGCGGTTATCGCCGCCGACCAAGCGTTTGACGCAGATTGCAGAAGGTAACGGACATGAAACCCCCGTTCAGCGATTACGGCTGATCGGTCGGTTCCTTGCTCAACACGTGTGGTTGGTGGGGCTTGCTGTTGTCTTTAGCCGTCTGCTCGTCGTTCTTTGCAGCTCGTCGTGTGAGCTCAGCTTGCTCGTCATCCGCGTGTTTGGCAGCGGCACCAAGCCCGATCACTACCACCGTGGACACGACAAGAAGAGCGATGCCGATCACGATGAAAATCATGTGAGCTCTCGAGCTTGGCGAAGCAAGCATTCTGTCCGTGTCAGTGGAGACGGTTCCCTGTACGTCCGCTTGATTGCCTCGTCGATCAGCGCTCGCACCTGTGCTGCATCGTGGTCGATGTTGTGTCCTGCACGGGCGCGCTTACTACGCCGCTGACGAGCCTGTGACGCCGCTACACGTCCGCTGTGGCACGCTGCTCGCTGCTTGAATTGTTTAGCCGCTTTATCGTACACTTTGCAGGGGTTGCCTGTGTAAGCGTGGCAGGTGGGGCAGCGGACTTGTAGGTGTAGAGGAGTGACGCTCATGTGCTCCTCCGGGGGTCGAAGTGTAGGGTTGCGAACCACATATCCCGTACGTTGTCAGTGTAGCGTAGATCCTCTCCTACTCGATAGCGGGTCTCGCCTGATCGGTTTCGCGTCCTCCGTTGTAGCTGCGAGAGCGGCACGGGCGGCGTTGAGCAGGTCTCCGATGGTTGATAGCGCTCTCAGCACCCCGTCGCGCGCTGCTGAGGCGTCCTCGTTACGAGATGACCACGCTTGGCAGATTCTTGACGCCTCCGATAGCTCCCTGATCGCTTCGGGCAGCACCTCGTCCTCGACGGCGTCAGCCAACACCGATCTCAGGTTGGCCTGCTGCCTTCGAGCTTCCCTCAGCGCACAACCCACGCAGCCCTCAACGAATCTAGAGTGGTCTGGCGATAGTTCCCGGTCAAGCATGGTGCCTCCCAATGCCGCGTATCTTCGGCGACGCCTCGGCGGCGGCATCCCGAGCCCATTTGCCCGAGTCGCCAAGCTCACGTCCAGCAGCACCGAGCTGTTCGCATAGGTCCAAGGCGATCTTGCGCAGATCTTCACGCTGACGCTCTGCCTTCCACAGCGCATCGAGCAAGCCGTCGCGCTCGACCGCTGCCACCGCCGCTGGCGATAGCTCCCGGTCAGGCATTGATGCGCTCCCATGCTTCGAGCAACGCAGCGTCAGCTACGCCGATCAGGAGTTCCTCCTGGCCGCAGATGTGCCAGATGACGTGGAACCACACGCGCATCGGGTAGCGCGTCTTGTCGAAGATCGTCCCGGACGTGATCGACGTGCGCTTGCGGCACGCCTTGCAGCGCAGCGTGTCGCCCTTCATCCGCCACGGCTCGTCAATCACCCCGCAGTGCGGGCACACAAAGCCGTTGGGCCAGCGTATGCGCTCGACGTAGGCCAAGCAGGCGTCCTCGCTGTCGAATCGCCGGATGAACTCGTTGAAGGTGCGCGGGTAGTCCGCACTCGCAGCGGGAGTCATCTAGCTCGCCTCTTCGGATCTCAGCGCTGCCTGGATCGCTTCCTTGCGCGTCGCGTAGCTATCGCCGAACTTCTCCCAACGGCCCAATACCTTCTTCTGGCGTCGCAGTCCCCAGCTCTGTACTTCGACCATGCCGCGCCAGCCGCCTGCGCTGATGTCTCCGTAGCGGAAGATCCGCCACAGCGTCTCGCCGTCGTTCCCGAGAAGCCGATATTCGCTCCCCTCGACGGGCTCGAGCACCTTCTCCAGTCTGTACTTGCGCTCAATCATCACTCAGCCCTGCCTGCGGGCCATCAAAGTGGATACCCCATCAAAGAGAACGCCGGCGCCTCGCCGGGAGCTGCGCGCGTCCCTGCGCAGTCCTCACAGCAGGCGTCGCGCTCCGGTGATCCGGCGCCGGATATCTCTTCACAGCAGGGGCAGAACGTCCAAGTCTTGATGCGCCGGGCCTCGGCCTGGGGGGTATCTCTATGATCCATTATGTCCCACTCAATGTCGCTCATGCCGGGTACATCCAGGATCCTAGCAGGTATGCGCCTATACCTGCAAGCACGACGACGACCACGGACAGCATCACGTACATGTTGAATTCGTGTTGGTCTTGCGGTGTTTTCATTTCTCCCAGCCGATCGATTTGGATGCCACAACGTACGCAGCGAGATCTTGGGCTCGCAGCTCGCCTAGCCGGTTTACAATTGCGGTGACGGCTGCAAAGTCCTCCTCGTTTTGGGCGCGGGGTAGAAATCGGTTCCAGCGTATCACCTGCTCTACATCTGTGGAGTTTTCCACTTCGGTTACACTTGGGAATCCTGCGCTCATTTTTCACCTCTTGTTGTCTCGCGCGCACGCGAAAGGGACCCCTCCCTCGCGCGCTAGTCCTGCGTGGTGCATAGCGCGTAGCGTAGCGTAGCCCCTTAGGGGGCATAGCGTAGCGCAGCGCGTAATGCAACCACTTGGTTTTGGTGTTTAGATCATTGCTCATCTAGAGGAAGGATGTAGAGAGGGTATGCAGTATAGCCTCCTGCATTGATGTATGATCGTCCACCACGAATAATTGTGTACCCGGCCGCGCGGAAATGATTGGCTACCTTTTCACTTTGCCAGCCTTTTTTATTTCGTGTAATGGAACGGATAGGTATAGGTGTATCTGTTACGATGCCGCGCAGCTCCACGGGTAGGGAGTGATGCTTTTTGAAGGGCGGAAGATATCGAGGTGTACCGCTTGGCGTCAGGGCGTCAGCTGGATACTTCTTGTATAGCGTGATTGTTTGGGTACGCTTCGTTCTGGGTGCACGTGCAGATCGTTGAGCGGCTTCAAGTGCTCGTACACGCCTGTTGAGGTGTACAAGCGCACGTGTAAGCGTTGCAACATCCGCTGCGTTCGCTGCGCTACGCTGACGCTTCGCTTCGCTCACTTCGCCTCGGCAGGTGTTTGCTTGCCGCCAATCTTAAGGGCGCAGCTTTGGCAGTACGGCAATTTGCGCCCGTCAATGAAGTGAATAACGACGATTGCTATTTTCGGGCAGTTTCCATTGGAACACAAAATATCCATGTAAATTCCTTTCCCGCTACGTTTCGTCTCGCTGCGCTGGCGCTGCGCTCGACTTCACTTCGCCCGGCTCATTCATTGAGGAACCGATCTTCCCCATCCATGCGCTTCACACGTGCGATGCCCTGCCGCAGGCGGTCATGCTCACTCATAGGCATAGGTTGCCTTTTTGCCTGTTGCTCTTGCTCAACGTGAATCTGCAGAGCAACAGCGCCGCCGATGGCCAGCAGCGTAAATGCAGCAATGCGTGGCGCTTTGTCGCTGTTGATCTTGGGTGACTCTATCACTTGTGCGACCTCTGCCTGTGCGATACCAAGCGCAAGTTGTGCGAGCTCGTCCACTTCATTGAGGGTGAGATCTCCAAATGCACGCTGGACTATCTCATGGTTGGCTGTGCCCTCCAACAGTCGAATGCGATCAGCTATTGTTACTTGGCTATTCATCGCACGCTGCAATCGCTTTGTCGTACAGGTCCAACACCTCAGCGTGTGTATGTGTATCGTTGAAGTAGGTGATCGATGGCGCCGTTGCCGGGAGCTGCGCATACAACGCGGCGCGTGCGGTTTCTGTGGCAAATGTTAGGCACGCGACTGCGTGTAGGGCAGTTAGGGCGCACTTCCTGCTGCCCGGCTCCACCAACCGTCCATTCCCAGCCCATCTTGTGGGATCGGCAATTACTGCACGCGCAGCTTCTAGGTGTCGCTTTGTTGTCAATTTACGCCTCTTTCTTTCGCGGGTGTACGACGTAGTAGCGGGATTTAGTGTGCTCGGCGCGGCTGAGCGGGTAGCCGGCGGCGGCGTACGCCTTGCGAAGCTGCGGGGCGGGAATATCCATGTCGCGGGCGAGGGCAGCTATGCGGGTCGGTCGGGCGATGGCGGGCAGGTCTATCGTGCCTACCTTGGCGGCGATGGAATCGCTGACGGCTGCGGATCTAGCTGCTTGGGCCTCTTCGGCGTCCTGAGGGGTTTGCAGGCGTACGTGGGCTTCATAGGACATGTCGTCATCGTCGGGCATCTCGAAGGAGACAATATACACGCCGCCACTGGCTTGTGCGCGATGACTGGACGAAAGGCGTACGACGGGCTTGTTCGCGTCTTCTTGTAGGACCTCGACCCACATCGCCGAGTCATAGCGCCGCCCAAACACCCCCGTGCCCGACATGCGGTGCATCGCGCGCTCGTTCTTGTTCGCGGTCTGGGGCTTGCGGTAGTGGTGGACGACCTGGATGGAGGTGCGTGTGGCGTTCTGGATGTCAGCCAGGTTGCGCAGCATCGGCGTGATCGCTGCGGCCTCGGACTCGTCGAGCGTGGGGATCATCATGTACAGCGGATCGAGGATCACGAGCTTCGGCCGATAGCGGTGTATTTGACGCAGGATGTACTTCAAGTCTGTTGGGTCGTTGAGGTCGATCGCCTGGCGGTTGCCGAAGATCAACGGGTACTCGCGGCCGGCAAGATCGAGATGGAAGCCTGTCGACGTCGGGCCGAGCCCGCGAGCAAACTCAATTCGACGCAGGCGTTCCTGCACGAGACCCTCGTCGTTCTCCTCCTGCCACAGCAGCACAGGGCCTGTGGAAGGTGCAGGGATCTGAAAATAGTTCAGGAACGGTGTACCAGAGGCGACGGAGACGGCCATATCGAGTGCGAGCAGCGACTTGTAGGTCTTGGACTCCCCGGCGAGGAAGCCGAACGCGCCGAGCGTCCACATCTGGTTTACAAGCCATGTCGGTGTGGCGTAGGTGCGCGAGCGGAAGTTCGAGACAGGCACCATTTCACGTTTCCGGCTCTGAGGCTTACTGCGCGAGCTTCGTTTGGCGGTTGGCGGGTCGGGCGATGCTTGCTGTCCTTTGTCTACGTTGGCCGTCGCCTTGCCGATCTCGATCCAGAGCTGCGTTGCCTCGCGGCGTTGGCCTTTGTACTTGTTCCAGATCGATCGGCGGACGAGGACGTACACCTCCTCAGGTTCGAGCCCTGCTGTGACCAAAAGCGATTGAAGTTCCCAGAGACGAGCGCTGCGATCATCGCCAGCGACAAGGGATTTGGTGTGTAGGAGCTGGCGGGCACGGATCGGGATGGCCTTGCGGTGCTTGGCGTAGGTACCGTCGGGATCGGGCAGGGTGTTCGATGGAGGCAGTGTGCCGGGCGATCGTGCGGGCGAGGTGTCCACGTCCTTGAGCAGCGCGCGCATCTCCTCGACGCGATAACGACGTCGCTTGGGCAGGTGTAGGAGCCTGACGCGAAAGGGCCTCTCGTACTTGGTGGATCTCGAGCCGGGCACGCGTAGGACCTTGGTCGCGCTCCAACCGCCCTTGTCCGCTCCCGTGGCATAGGTCAGGCGTTGGTTCAGGCGCTCGAACGTCTGAACCTTCAGTGGGCGGTCGATCAGCCAGATCGCCTGGTACCTGCCTTTGGACGTCTGCCAGGCAAGCGTTGGCGCAAGCTCGATCAAGGACCGCGGGTCGACCTCGTCCAGGTCGGCGTACAGGACACGGCTGGCCAACGCGCGGGCTTTGAGCGCGCGGGGTGTATCGAACAGGCAGGGTGTAAAATACAGGTCATCGAGCGTCGGGAGCTCGGGCTCGGCAGGGTCGACCGGCACGTTCGTCCACCCCCCTGTGTCCCAGTCCTTGGTGGCCAGCACGCCGTACACCTCGCCGCCCGGACGGGGTTGGACGCTCCATACGCGTGCGACGAAGCGCGCGGCAAGATCGCTGGACGGCATTGCTCCCTCATCGATGGCCTTAGTGCCGTGGGAAGCGGCACGCGTCAGACCCTACTGCGCACCGATCGGCGTGTCCAGGGTTGCGTGCTGCCGCGCGGCTTGTTAGGCTTGGAGTGCCTCTCTCCATCTCCATCCTCCCTCGGATGGTCGCCAGCCCTGCGAGGGTCGTAATCGGTTTGGGAGCCGGTTGCGGCCCTCGCCTCCTTTCGTGTACGCTGCAGAGCGGCAACGTGGGGGTGTGGTCTACCCCTTGACCTCATGCCGCCTACCTTTCGAGGCGGCCTCCCGCGTTGCCGCTATTTGCGAGAAGATCTTTACGACGTGCCGCCGGTAGGTCGTGTAGCGTGCCTCGCAATGGATAGATCAGAGGCGTACTCCCAAGCAGACACGGCTAGAAGAGAAAATCTCCTAGCGCACTATGCGGACGAATTCGTGCATGCGATTACACGTGCGGCACGAATAATGATCGAGACAGCAACATACATTCGAGGAAAGGTAGATCAAATGAGCGCAGCTCTAGAAGCGCTAGAAGATCAGGTCAATGCCCTGGAAAGCACCGACGAAGCGATCGTCAACGCCGCGACCGCTGTAGTCGCAGAGGTCGGCGAACTGGAGAAAGAGGTATCAGAAGTCAAAGAAGGCCCCAAAGAACCTGCCGAAGTGGAACAGAAGCTCGAAGCCATCGCCTCACGTGTAAGCAGCGTGACGAGCAAGCTCTCGAGCACCGTGGAAGCGCTGAAGAGCGCCGAGCCCCTAGGCGCTACACCTGGACCGTCTGGCGCAGAAGGCGCTTCGGGAGCTTCTGGCAGCGAAGCAGAAACGTCGTCAGGGACTGAAACGTCGTCAGGGGCTACTACGGACAGCTTCTGATACGATTTACACGCGTCCCTCGCCGCATAGGAGGCGAAGGAGGCTTCTGACGATCAACGGCCGTCCTCTCAGGTAGTTGGGGGCGGTCGTTGTCGTTGTGGTATAGACTGGCCGGCGACGAGAAACTCTCGTTTACGTGACACCGCTGCGGGGGCGCTCGAAGCATCAAACCCCCGCAGCGTCGTTTCTGTCCGCGGCGCGTTGTAGCCTGCCTGATCGTTGAGCACGGGCCCCACTATCGAGCGAAGGCCGTGATGCTCAGCTAGGTCAGGATGCCGGCGTTTGATCTGTGGAGGATGCTCGCTGGCATCCTGACCAAGTTTCCGTCCGGTGGGCGTGTAGTATGGGGGTCCGCTGCCAAGGTGCGTCAGAAGACGTGGCACGCGAGAGAGTGAGCCCCAGGGCTGGCCTAAACGCCGACAGGAAGCGCACTCCTGGCCCTGGGGGTGCGCCTCGTTCCGTCCGACGGCTGCGCTATGACTGTGCGCCGTGAGCGGTAAAGCAGCAGACTTCTCGGCGAAGCTGGAGCGCAAATGGGCCAACGAACAGCGCCAGCTCGACGAGCGCAACGCGCGCCAGGTCGCGCAGACGACGGTTGAGGACGAGCCCCCGCAGGCTGTTGTCGTACACGACCCCGCCAATGAAGACGGGCCTGCGCCGCTGGAGCCGCGCTTGGCCACTGTCTCCACCCTGTGCCGCCTGTGCTGCAGCTATATCGAGCGCGGTGAGGCGATCGTCAGCGCAGACGGAGTGACGTGGGTGCATGCAGCCTGCGCTGAGACCGCTGGGTGGTCGGTTGCGTGATAGCTGTCGCTACACCTTGGGATTGGACGGAAGTTATCGAGGGCATAGCCGTCTCACTGGCAGTCGTATTGGCTCCGATCCTCTGGCGCGTAGAGAAACACCGTAAAACCGCCGAGCGTCATCACGCCGAGCAGCAGACGCACAACCAACGTGTACGCGAACACCTGGGGATGAACGAGCCGTGAACACTGCTCTGTTCTACGTGCCTACACTCTGGCATTTCCTCAGCGGAAACGGCTACCAGTTCTGGTCGGGAATAGCAGGGAGCTTCTTGATGTCCTCAGGTATCCTTGTATTTCTCACCAAGCATAATTGCCATGAACATAGATGTCTGCGACTATCGTGGCATGCCGACCATGAGGGACATCCGGTTTGCAAGGTACATCACCCCGACCACCCTGCTCGCGGCTGGTTTCGCAGCGATCGCACGCACCGGCGGCATGCAGCTAATCGACAGGTGTATACATACCCGTCACCGCAGCGACCTGTTACACGGGAGAGCCAGAAATGATCGTCTCCCAAACCGAGATCGACATGATTCGTACACGTCACGGCAAGCCGGCGCGACGGATGATGCGACTGCCAGTGACTTATGACGCCGAAGCGATCAAGCGACCATGTCCGATGCGGATGGGATACTCGTATAAACTGCAGACCAGGGATCTGTCCGAGACGCAATGGGTACTTGTAAATGCAACGCCCTACGCTCGACGCGCCGGCGGCATGACGCTCGATGAGGCGCGTCACGAAGGCTACCGTACGCTCGACGAGCGGATGCAAGCGTTGGGTGATCTGGGGGAACCGACCGGCGGCAATGTGTGGGTTATCGCCTTCCAGCCGGTCGACGCCCCTGTGAGCGCCCTCGACGCGCCCGTCTTCCTGTCCAAGGTCGGCGACTACACGACGCTTGCAGGCCGTCAGGCGGTGCCCGGCGATCCGGAGGCGTGCGTCATCCCCGGCGAAGGCGAGCGCGCTCGCGTGATGGCTCTGGCCGAGCGTCAAGGGCCTCAGCTCGGGGCGATCAACCGCGCTACGCGCGAGGTCGAAAGCCTGCGCGACAGCTTGATGTCGATGAAGGCACGCAACCGCGCCAAGCTGATCGCCAAGGAGCTCGCAAAGCTCCAAGCGGAACTGCCGGTGGGCGAGGTGGTACGCTCTGGCGCGACAAGCGAGCTGCCCGCCGAGCGACGCGCAGTCTGAGCGCGATCCCAGGCAACTGCGGCTCTGAATCCTAGGTGTCCCCGCAGGAGGCGATGCAATGCAGACGATTGTCTTGAAGGGCCCAGATGTCCCACACCCGCTGCAGCTTGCCAACGGCGGCATGGTGCGCGAGTACGACGTGGTCCTGCAGCGCGACGACGGCCAGACCTGCCAGCTACGCTACCACGCGCCCTGGACGACTGAGAAGGACTTCGTGTCGCTGGAGTCGATCGCCAACGCGGCCGCGGCGACGTCGTTCGTCACGCAAGGCAAACAGCATCGCTACGCGGGGATCTCCGCGATGATGCTGGACGAGTTGAAGTTTGAGACGGATGGGTCGCCTGAGAGGGAGAATCATCCAACCGCAGGCACAACGGCCCCGTATGAACCAGCCGCAGGCATACACAACACAGACCTGTGACTCTGCTTATCGTCATCGTCGCTTGCTTTGTGGTCGCAGGCGTGCTGGCTGCTCAGGTGTAAAAACCTGCATGTTGATCGGTGACTTTGAAGACGGAGAAAGAGGTAAGCTCGGATCCTGGCTCGTTCGAGTCAATGATAAGCAGCGTCATTAGCGTGTTGATCGGTGACGAGTTGAGGGACGCGCAAGAACGTGTAGAGGCGTTCTTGCGCAAGTACGGCAAGTCAACGACAGACGAGCTTGCCAACACCTTGCATATCGAAGAGATAGGACGTGTGCTTTACATGCTGGCCAAAGAAAAACGTGTGAAGTGCGTCGGCAGGATGCGTGATATGAATGCCGTAGAGTGGGAAGTTGTAGAGGGTGGACGAGTTGCAGGTGTAAGTCGGTCGTAACGTCGGAGGTGTAGAAAATGAACGCTCAAGTTGAACAAGCACTTGACGAGGTAGAGCGTAACCTTACACGTCGGAAGAAGGTCGGCCCACGACTGTGCCACGGTACACGTCGAGATGGAAATTCTTGTGAGGCTGCACCTTTCAGACCCGGCACCGTGATCGAGGGTGTAACGGTGTCAGGTGATTATTGTCGTACACATGATCCGGATATTCCGGATTCCGCTCGAATCCAAGGTGTACAACCTGGGGCAGGCCGTAAGCCGCTACCTCGTGAGGTAGATGTTATCCGTGAGGTTATGGAGGAGCACATTGGTGAGGTCAACAGTGAACTGCGGGCAATTGCCTTCCACGCAGTCCGCCCCGTGGTTGTAGGTAATGGCCCATCAGCTTACGTTGAGTTGCAACCGGATTACCCGACACGGCTTGCTGCGCTGCGGGAAATGCTTGATCGTGGCTACGGCAAGCCCAAGCAGTCAAGTGAGGTGACTGTCGTCTCGCAGAGTGAGATCGACATTGCGATCCGTGAGATTGAGGCCGAGATCGCACAGGCTGAGGCTACGATCGAGGGCACAGCGGTCGAGGTCGAGCAGTTGCCGGCACCGCAGCAAAGCTGATTCACTCTTTCACTCTTTTACAGTCTTCACTGAAAGGTGAAGTGGTGGAGGCACGCAGATGTGCCCCTAGCGCACGGCGAGCGGAGACGGACCACGCTGTGGGAATGTGGGCCTGCCTCGGTCCGAACTATCAGGCAGGCGCCGTGCGCTGTAGTTTCTAAGAATGGAGGTGAATGCATGGGCACGCTAATAACCGTTCTTGTTATCGTCGTGATTGTAGTTGTAATTCTTGCTGTTCTGCGGAAACTCTAAGCAAGTGTAATACCTTGTTACATACTAAGTTGTAGGAGGCTGGTATGTGGAAAGCAGTCGTTGTCGTTGCGGTGATCGTGTTCGTAGCCTTCATCGTCATTGGCGGGCTCTACTGGCTACATCTGGTCAACGTCTTGGGCGAACTGAACTAGCCGCACATGCCAACGACGATCACAGCCAGCAGGGAGTCGATCGAGTTCTACAAGGAGCGAAAAGCCTACCTTGAGAAACTGAAGCGCCAGCTCAACGAAGACATCACACCCGGCACGCTCGCTCGACGCTTGGACCCGACGACGGTTCAGACGCCGGCACTCGACCTGATCGACGCCGAGCTCATTGCCATCCGTGACGGTCTGCGCATGATGTTCGCAAGGCGTAAACACTTCGCTGACGCGATGGCTGCCGGTCTGCCTGACAGCGAGGCTGTAGCCGCTGCTCAGCAAGCCGTTCCGTCGAGCGGTAATGACCGTCTGACGATCAGCATGCCGCCGCAGGAGGGCAAGAGCTCACGTGTAGGCCGTTACGGTGTGCTGTGGTGGCTGCGGCAGTTCCCTGGTCTACATATGGGGATCGTGTCCTACGACGGCGACCACGCCAACCGCATAAGCTACATGATCCGTGCGGACATCGACGTGTTCAACGGTCAAGGTGGAAACCCCGACCTGGGGCTGCGTTTGGCCAAGGACCAGAAGGCGGTCGGGCGATGGATGCTCGCAGCGCCACATAACGGAGACGTGTACGCCATCGGTATCGGCGGGGGGATCACAGGGCGCCCAATCGACCTGTTGCTGATCGACGACCCTGTGAAGGACATCCGTGCTGCTGACTCGCTGCTGCTCAGCTCACAGGCTTGGGAGTGGTGGCAGACCGCAGCTCGACCGCGGTTGGCGCCGTGGGCGCCTGTGATCGTCGTCGCCACACGTTGGCACGAGGCTGACTTGATCGGTCGCCTGCTGGCCAAGCAGCGCGAAGACGCAGCGGCAGGGCTAGAGCACTTCGACCGCTGGCGTGAGATCAACATCCCCGCGCAGGCAGATCACCACCCTGAGAAGGGCGAGGTGGATGTGCTCGGCCGTCAGCCCGGCGAGTTCATGGCCAGCGCCCGTGGACGTACACGAGCACAGTGGGAGGCGACCAAGGCAGCGACGGTTGCGCGCTTCTGGACGGCGTTGTATCAGGGTCGCCCGTCACCTGACGTCGGCGATGTGTGGCTGAAGACGTGGTGGCGCAGGTACAGCGAGCCGAAGTGGACACAGCAGTCGGACGGTACATTTCACCTGCCCGGCGTTGACAGTGCGCTGTTGTCGATCGACTGTGCCTTCAAGGACAAGAAGGACTCCGACTACGTCACGATGGGCGTGTGGGGAAAATGGGACGCTGAGGTGTTCCTTATTTACCAGTTGTGGGCACGGTTGAGTTTCACCGATACGTGTACAGCGTTGAAGCGTGTAGCGAGTCTGTTTCCGCAGGTGTATAAGAAGCTCGTCGAGGACAAGGCCAACGGCACAGCCGTGATCGACAGCTTGAAAAAGACGGTGCCTGGCCTTATCCCGATCGTGCCTGTACAACACAAGCGGGCACGTGCCGAAGCAGTCTCACCGTTCGTGCGTGCCGGCAACGTGTACCTGCCTACGGCTGAGCTCGCAGCGATGGAGGCGAGTATCAGTTGGGACGTTGAGGCGTTCATCACTGAGTGTACAGGCTTCCCTAACGCTACACACGATGACCAAGTGGACCAAGCGTCACAGGCGTTGGCTGAGTTCTACCTGCAAGGCGGTCAGGGTGAAGCGTTCCTGAAGATGTGGAATGAACAGATCGCTGACATGCCCGACACTCCCTTGCCACCTGAGCTGCAAGGACTGCCTATGCCCGGTGACAACACGCCATCGATGCTCAAGCCGGGGTGTAAACACAGGTGGGAGCGGTGGCCAAACGGACTGAAATGCAAGATGTGTGGAGGTGACAAACCGTGAATGGACCTATACCGCAGCAGGACGCGGCACGCCTGGCGGCTATCGCCGACGAGCTGCTCGACGGTTTGGACTACGGTGTAACTGCGTTCTTGACGATCGAGCAGGTGATGGAGGTGTGTAATGTAAGCTGGATTGAGGCTGCATGGGTGTGGGGATTCTGCCGTGCCGGTGATGCCCAACGGATCGCGTGGGCTGCACTATGGAACTGAAATGAATCGCGGTAACTTGAAATACCCGCAGCTACACGACCCCGATTGGCTGCGTAGTCACTACACCGGGGTTAACTCACACACTCTAATTGCAGAGTTGTTGGGCTGCTCAGAGTCTGCCGCACGTGCCGCACTACGTCGGCACAGCCTGATTGCGATCACACGCAGAGACGGAGAGGTGAAGTTTGCGCCGCCTACAGCCGTGCAAGTGTGTACCTGCGATCGTCCATGGGCCGACGATGACGATACGTGTGTGAAGTGTGGTAAGCCTCTTGAGGGTCTCGCACCGCTTGAGAAGGTTGTGAGGGCAGCAGCGTGAATGTACCGATCATCAGCCGGCGTCGTGAAGTGACGCGCAAGGCGATCGAGGACGAAGCGATGAACAAGGTCCTCAAGGCCACCGCTGAGGCGTTCGACTGGTCAGGCGCATCCAAGTCGTTCATTGGCGGTAACGCTGGGCTCGGCAACACAGGCATGGGCAGTGCAGCCACAATGCTCTCAGCCGCAGCTAATCGAGGAACACCTGCACAGCCCGGTACGTCGTGGTCTAACCAAGGTGGAATGCAGAACGCCTTGATCGCACGTGTGACGCAGAACCTCTCTTCAGGCTTCGCACGCGCTCCGGAGGAGCTTGAGCTCGCGATGGCCGAGCAGGGCCTGTCGTGGGGGCCACCGTTCCCGCCAGGCCGACCGCTTGATCCGTTTTGGGGCTACCGACGCGCTCCGCGCACGTTCGACTACAGCGTCGGTGAAAACGTACAGCTCACACCGCGTCAGAAGCGCATCAGCTTCGGGACGCTGCAGTCGATCTGGGAAGCCTACGACGTGGCACAGATCTGTACACGCCACCTCATCAACGATGTGCGCTCGCTCGACTACGCATGGGAGCCGCTGCCAGGCATAAGAGACGACGTCTCCGATGACATTGTTGAAGCTGAAGCGTTCTGGGACAGTCCTGATAAGCGCCAGCCGTTCAGAGCGTGGTTGGCAGAGTACCTGCAGGACGTCATCAAATACGACGCCGGCACACTGTACATCCGCCGTACCAACGCGGGCGATCCGTTGGCGCTTGAGGTCGTCTCAGGTAAAACGATCATCCCGCTCATCGACTTCTACGGACGCCGGCCGGAGGACGAGGACGACGAAGAGACACCTGAGGATCTATTCGACGGTGAAATAGTGCCGGCGTTCCTACAGATCATCGAGGGCCTGCCGTGGGACTGGCTCGCTGCCGACGACCTGATCTACCAGCCGTGGAACCCCGAACCGGACTCACAGTACGGCCGCGCGCCGCTCGAGGCTGTGCTGCTGTCGGCCAACACAGACATACGCTTCCAATGGCACTTCCTGCAGTTCTTCACTGAGGGCTCGATACCGGAAGGCTTCATGGAGGCGCCGCCCGACCAGTCTGACCCCGCGCAGATCCAGCACTGGGAAGACACGTGGAACGCGATCATGGTCGGCGACCAGCAGATGAAACGCCGTATACGCTGGGTGCCGAGTGGATCTAAATTCACCGAATCGAAGCCATCGGCAGGCAAGTTCGACGACACCTTCCCGCTGTATCTGATGCGACGCACCTGTGCCGCACATGGGATCACGCCTAACGATCTCGGCTTCACGGAGAACGTGAACAAGTCTTCCGGTGACACGCAGGTAGACGTGCAGTTTCGTGTTGGCACAGCGCCGCTGCTGCGCCACTGCGAGGATGTAATCAACCTGTTCACCAAGCAGTACCTCAAACTGCGCTGTCGGCTGAAGTTCGACGACGGTCGCGAGACGGAGGATCGTGTTGCCACCGCGACGGCTGAGGGCATCTACATCGATCACGGTGTTATCTCACCCGACGAGCCAAGACAGCGACTTGGCTACCCAATCGACAATTCACGTCCGACAGGGCGGCTCATCAACAACGCACGTGTAGGACCTATACCGTTGTTGGCGCTTGAGTCTATATCCGGCAAGGTCAGCCCGGAAACCTACGGTCCCGATGACTCTCAGGAGCTGGTGAGTACGCCATATGCGGCTCCTGCCGGCGTTATTCCCCCGCAAGGCACGCCCGAGCAGATCGCCTCCGCAGAAACTACCGCTCAGCAAGCTCGTGATCTGATCGAGACGACCACCGGCGAAAAGCCTCCGACTACACCTGTTCCTCCCAACCCTGCAGACCCCGCGCCCGTTACGTCTGAGGGTGCGCCGGCCAAACCTGAAAACGGAAGCGCGGGCGCACCTGAAGACGGGGAAGCTGAAAAGGGCGTGGACAACACAGGCGGACCAGGTGTTACACGCTCGTTCTCGAACCCAACGACGATCACAGGAGGCACAGACGGGATCACCGTGCCGATCGATGACGATGAGGAGGATGATGAAGAGGAGGACGAGATCAAGAAGGCGGCTGCGTCGTTGGCTCTACGTCGTTGGCGCAAGAATGCGCACACGCGGCTACGGCAGGGCAAAGCTCCTCGCAAGTTCGTAGATCCCAACCTGCCGTCAGACGTACACGATGCGGTGTGGTCGCATCTCGGCAAGGCGCGAACACGAGAGGAGGTGGATGCCGCGTTCAAGGCGGCGTCAAAAAAAGCCTCAGCCGGCTCTAGGCCGGCGTTCCACGTAAACGCACAAGCGATAGTCGACCACTACGCGCCGCTGCTACACGCTGCGATCGAAAAGCTGTTCAGTTCCGGTGCGATCGATGTGGCGATCAAAGCCGCGGATGCGAAGGTGTCAAAGTCGGCAGGTCCGCCGCCAAACCTACGGCCGTCTGAAAACTCCTTGCAGCGATGTGTAAACTGCTGCCTGTTCGCTCATCCCGTGTGTGTAAAATACGGTGATTGGCCCGTCGGGCCCGACCAGACCTGCGATGGCTGGGAACTGGCGATAGACGACCAACCGGTAGCGAAGGACATCGACCCTGCGATCGCCGCCGCTCGAGCAGCCTCAGCCAAAGCCCTTGCCGGTAAAGCAGCCAACTCGGCCGAGCTCAAGAAGATCTTGTATCGCCTGTACGGTGACTCGTTCCTGCAAGGCACGCATGAGGCGGCACAGGCTGCCGGGGGCAGCATCGTCTCAAGCCTGCAAGGTGTAAGCGGTATGCCTGAGGACTATTGGAGCAAATGGACGCCCGGCTACGGCGAGGCAGCGGCCAAAGCAGCCGATGGCGGCATGCGTGAAATGCTCGACGCGGCTGACATTACGATCAAGGGCATGACCGACACGACGATCGATGAAATAGGCAACACGATCGCAGACGGCTTGGCCAAAGGCGACAGCTACGAAGCGACAGGCAAAGCCGTGCGTGAAATGATCGGCGAAGTGAACCGCTCGGAAACGATCGCCAACACCGAGTATGCCCGAGCGAGCACCGAAGCCTCGATGGAAACGTACAAAGAACTTGGCGTGGAAAAGAAGGAATTCATGGCTGAGGCGGATGCTTGCCCGGAATGCGAAGAGAACCAAGATGCAGGAGCGATAGCTATAGACGATGAATTCCCCAACGGTGACGTTCCAGTTCATCCAAATTGCAGGTGTGCTATCGCACCTGTCAGTGAAATCGGTGGTGGAGAATGAGTTGTAGTGGTGCCTGCTGTGTGGCGTTCACGCTGAGTCGTCATCCGGGCGTGGCGATCATGGGTGGGGGGGATGCTATTCACCACCCACCTATCGCACTTGAGATCTTCACGGTAGCAGGCATGGTCGAGCCACTAACGCTCGAGGAGACGATAGCGCGTCTAGCTCGCTTCGGTGTTATGAAGCCGCCCGTTGAGGGGATTCAGCATTACAAATGCCGTCACTGGGATGAGGAGACAAGGCTTTGCAAGATCTACGATCGTCGGCCGTACATGTGTCGTGACTATCCCGGCTACGGCGAGGCAGCGGCCTGTGAGTATGGTTGTGACTGTCAAATGCCGGCTATACCGGGCTTGTTGGATGTCATCGAAGGTACAGCGTGCTTGTAGCCTTGGACATCGATGGCACAGTGGATGCTGCCCCGCCTGTGTACCTCTCGCTGATGCAGGCGTTGCGAGCTGCGGGTCATCGTGTGGCGATCTTGACCGGCTGCTCGGCGGAACAGTGTACGTCGGAAGACGTCGAGCAGAAGAAGGACTACCTGCAAGCACTCGGGCTCGGCGAAGCGTATGACCAGCTTGTCGTGTTTCCCGATCCGCCAGCACAGATCAAGGCGGAATGGCTGAAGGTTAATCACGCTGAGATGCTTATCGATAATGACAGGGCGAATGCTCAGGCAGCGAGCAGCACTTGCGTTGTGTTGCTGCCGTGGGCTACACGCTTGGGTAATAAGAAGGATGGTGAATAGATGGCCGAACCGGTTGCACCTAAAGTGGTTGTGACAGTCTCTCCAGGTGAAATGCGCTCGAACTTCAAGGGTGCGTACTCGGCCGAGAGGACATACACCCCCGGTCAATGGGTGAGCGAAGAAGGCGGGCTGTACACCTGCACACAAGAGACGGAAGGCAACACGCCCAAAGCAGGCTCCGAATACTGGGCTCTCATCGGCGCCCTCCCCGAATAGGAAGGATCGTAATGTCATTCTCGCAGGTAACTGTCACAGATCAACTGATAGGAGCGAACGGACAGCCGTTGGTTGGTGCGCCGGTTACGGCGACGCTGTCCGGTATTATCCAAAACAGCGGTGCAGCATTCACCAACCTCGTCCGAACGGCTGTTACGAATCGATCAGGTGTATTCCTTATCACCGTACCGGCTAACACCGACCAAGGTACGGCACCTCCAGGATCGTATTACACCTTCACATGTCCTGCCGCCGAACTGGACTCTGAGGTGATCGTCTCACCGCCGGCCATCGGCAGCACCGTGAGGTTGTCTCAGTTGGCTGCAGCTCCAAGCGCTACGGGCGAGGTTCTGTCCGTCTTCGGGCGTACAGGTGCCGTGGTAGCCAAAGACGGTGATTATCCGTTGGGAGCGTATAGCGGAAAAACCGAACGCACAACAGGTGCCGAACACGAAGAGTCTTCTACATGCCGTACGCTCGTTACGCTCACTATTGAAACGAAAAGCGTTACACGGACAGTTGTCGAAGCCTTGTCGGACGGAGTGTTCGTTGGCAAGACAGGCGACTCTGTGACCTCAGCAGGTGAGAGCGTCTTGTCGATGACCTTTGCGGTTGCGGCCGGTGAGAAGTGGGAACTGGTAGTCCTCGAAGGAACCGTGGAAAAGCTCTACTCATCTTCTGTGGAATTCTAACATGAACGAGGTGCTGATAGACGGTATTCGCTACGTGCCGAGCGAGCCCGCGCAGGCATTGACCACCAACCTCGCGGGTATAAATCTGCTCAAGGCATCAAAGAGCAAACGCTTTTCGCTTGGCGTCGCTTACCCGGCAATGAAGGCGGATGTGTCGAGGGCACAGGACGGGCATGTCGATTTCGTCTCGCCTGAGGTGCTGGAGCAGACTGCCTGGCGGTGGATGTCCAAGGGCGACATTGGCTTGTTTCACCGTGACGGTACAGAGGGGCATGCCAAGCCTGTCGAGAGCTACATCTACCGCGGCCCGGACTGGCACATCTCATCCCCTGTGGACGGCAAGGATTACGTCGTCAAGGCCGGCGACTGGATGCTCGGTACGATCTGGGATGAGTACGGCTGGGATCTTGTAGAGCAGGGCCTGGTGAAGGGTTGGTCTCCAGAGGGCGGCGCACGACGGATTACACCTGACGCTACTCGCCTGGCTCAGTTGCGCGTCTAAGTAGTTCCGCATAGACGTCCACTGATAGCACAACGGCCCGGAGTTGGTTGTGCTTCATTAGAACAAACTTTTCAGCCTCGCCGCGATCAAGACGGTCGATCAACGTGTTGAGTTCGCGCATCGCATCTCGCACCGTGTATAGCTCGGCGTTGGATGTGGAAACTCTAGGGGCATTACTCACTCGTGCAGTTATAGAGCCGCGACTCGTTGGAGGCAGCAGGTTCAGGGGCTCACGCCTACACCTGTAGATCCACTTCGCCGCCTGTGAAGGCGTGATGTTGAAGTGCTCGCTGACCGCCAGTCTTGGCGGTGCGTCTTGCGTGACTGCTTGGAGGTAAACGTCCGCAACCTCCTTGAAGTGTGCGCGGTTGTATGTAGGTGGGCGACCAATCTTTTTGGGCATGTACGTCAATCGTATCATAAAGGAGCTGATCGCGTGAGCGACACCGACGTGACGCTACTCGCTTGGCTCAGTTGCGGGTTTAGCTGTTGGCAGTCCCTTAGCGAGATTTGTAATCAATTCAGCGTAGGCGCGTGCGTGCTCGCCGGTCGGGCGTTGCCGGCCGTTGAGCCACTTGCTAGCTGTAACAGGGTGTACACCACACCATGCTGCGACCTCCTTCACTTGCACGCCTCGCAGATAGCACGCTCGTTTAGCCGCCGCGGGATCAGGCAGCGGTGGATGACTATTTACAACTGCTCGTATGTTTGATTTTTCCATAACGCATGTAAGCGTACCACAAAGGAGCTGATCGCGTGAGCGATACCGACGTGACCGAGATCACAGAGTTGGAGGCCACCAAGGTAGCTGGCGTGGCATCTCCGGCCAATGGAACACCGTTTCTGCTGCTCAAGGCGGCAGAGGACGCAAAGGAAGACTGCCCGACGTGTAAAGGCAAGGGCACGATCCTCGAAGGCAACAGGAAATGCCCGGACTGTAAAGGCTCTGGTGAACAAGCTGCCAAGTCCGATTCCGCTGAGGCAGACGCAGAGGAAGAGGAGGTGACGGAATCCAAAGCGGAGAAGAAGATTGCCGCCTGGCAGGATGCAGCGAAGGAGGAAGCCGCAGAGTGGGAGGCGTTGGATAAGGCGCTTAGTGACTCCGACCGTGAAAAGATGCCTGCGAGCTCGTTCGCCTTCATCGACAAGAACGGCAAGCGCCACCTGCCTGTGCATGATGAAGGACATGTGAAATCAGCGCTTGGACGCTTCAACCAGCAAGACTTCTCCGAAGCCAAGGGCGATCCGGCTGACGCCAAGAAAAAAGCAGCGGCCAAGATACTCTCCGCAGCGAAAACGCACGGTATTGAAGTCGACGCCAAGGCCAACGTCAGCGAAGCGGCCAAGAAGGCGATCGAGGAGCTTGAAGCGCTCGCCAAGTCGCCAGGTGTACCCGATGAGTCCGTGCAAGAACCGAAGGTAGCCGGGCATCTTGACTCCGGTAAATCTGGCTTGTCGGGGTCTCTGGCTGTCGGTACAGCTACACCTCCAAGCGACTCGGCGTTGACGCTAGGCGGCAAGACCACAGCCAACATCTCCGCGCTCGAGGCTAAGGTGACAAACACCCCGACCGCAGGTCTTCAGGGCGTAACAGACGGCGCGGGGATCATCAACCCGCAGGCGATGGCCAAGGGCGTTGCGGTCGCCTCACTGTTTGCCGCAATGGAGCAGATCGAGCAACAGCGCGAGCTCGCAAAGACCGGCGGCTTCATGGAGGCTACAGGTGACGCGGCGCTTACACCTGGATCGATGCCGTGGGAGTCATACGACGCTGCCACCTTGAAACAGATAGCCGAATGTCTGGCGAACTGTTGCAATGCGCTCGACCATATGGCTAGCCGCGAGCGCGAAGAGGGCGTCGTCGCCAATACGGGCGACATGGCCAACGCCTGGGATCTTGAAGAAGCCGGCACGGCGCTCGATTACGCCCTAGGTGTAGTTGCGCGGCTGAGCTTCCACGAGGCTGTTGAGAGTGAAGCTGCCAAGAGTGCTGCGGATGAATCCGTGGCAAAGGTTGGCAGGAAGCTCTCAGGCAAGACCGCGGACGCATTGCGCGCCGCGCGCGACCACCTCAACGCCGTAATTGACGGCGCTGACAATGACGACCAGGCCGGCGATGCCGGCTCGACCGAGGAGCAAGAAATGGCACTTACCGTTACAAAGGACGAGCTTGGCGAGCTGGTAGTGAAGTCCGTCAAGGCCGTTATCGAGGAGGAAAAGGCAGCAAAGAAGGCCAAGAAGAAAGCCGCCGCAGAAGAGGCCGCCAAGAACGCCAACAACGGCGGCGACATCTCAGAGGCTGACATCAAACCGACCAGCGGGCACGACGCCGATGACATTCAGGCGGTCGGCAGCTCAGTCGACCCGACGTTCGTGAACAAGGGCGCCGCCGACGGTGAGGGCGATGAGACGTTCACAAAGCAGGTAGCAGGCCAGCTCGAGACACTGACCAAGGGTTTGTCAGATGTACAGGAGATGGTGACCAGGTTCGCCAAGCGTCCCCGCTCAGGCGGTCCATCGCTTGACGGCCAGCCGCGCGGGCTCGCACCCGCGCTAGAGGGCCGTCTGGGCGACGCGACCAAGGGCGTAGACGACGGTGAACTTGAAGCTCTCCAGAAGTCCTTTGACGAGGCAACCGACCCGCGCCAGAAAGAGCAGGCCGGTGAGGTGCTGACGAAGGCGCGTCTCGTCCGCGAGATCATGGCAGGTAAGTACGGAGTGCCTCGCTAAAACAAACCCCTAGTTATGTAGAAGGGAAGTGAAATCACCTTGGGTACTACTGCTCTTGAGTTGCAGCAGGTAACCGAGGAGACCTTGGAGCAGGTGTGGAAGTCCCAGACGTCAGGTATTCTGGCGTCCACGGGTCTGTATGGCTATGACCTCTCCGGTCTCGTCGCGCAAGTCCCGGTCAACGTGCCGGCACGTAACAACACCTCAGCATTTCCACGCTCGATTGCCGGGGTCGGTAGCGAAGCGGCTGTATGGCGTGCGCTGCTGAACATCAACAACCAGCAGCAGGACGCGGCTGTCGGGCTGGACTTCGCCGGTACGCTGGCGAAGGTCAATCTCGTCAACTGCTTCGCTCCGTACAGGCCGTTGGCAAAGGCGGGGCGTGTGACGCTCGACGCACAGGCGCTCTCACGCAACTACGCCGACGCGCTGGCGGTGGACACACTGCAGACGCTCAACCAGTTGTTCATCTCACAGGACATGCACATCATCAACTCGCAGGACTGGCCGCTAGGCAAACCGTCGAAGCCTACGTTGGTGTTCTCGGAAACCGGCGGTACGATCAAAAAAGGCGAAAAAGTGCAGGTGTCTGTGGCCGTACGCTCAGGCGCCAACTACTTCGTCGGCGGTCCTGTGCTCGAAGACGCCGAAGTGCCGCTGTCCGGATCCACGGAAGGCTCCGAACTGGAAACGATCGAAACGAAAACGACAGAAACCGGCTCGATCGTTGCCTCACACGCGGCGGTCAAGGGCGGCGTCGCTTATGACTGGTACGTCGGTAAAGAAGGCGGAGAAAAGTATTACTACACAACCACCACAGTCGCACAGGTCACGATCAAAACGATACCGACCAAAGCGGAAGCGCTGCCGTCACTGCCGCTGCTCAGTGCAACCGCTCCGCCGGCAACGTACAAACTGCTGACGGAAAGGACTCCAAAAGACACGTCGTACAGTAACAACTGGTACAATGGGGTCATCGCCTCGACGCTCGGCGACTATGGGGCTGCCGGCCCTGTGAAACCAGGTGAAGGCGAAGGCTCGGGTGCAACGTTCATCGACTACGGTGGAAACCCAATCGAAGGTGAAGGCGCGAGCATCACGCTCCTCGATCAGATCAACGACGAACTGTGGTCGTCGGTGCAGCTCTCGCCGACTGCCTACATGATGAACTCAAAGCAGGGTGACGAGATCACAGACAAGCTGCTTGGCACCTCTGCCGCGACGACGTTCCTGCCGCCGACGGATGCCGCTGCCAGGACCAACCTGGCCGGTGGTGGGTACGTTGGCACGTATGTAAACAAGGCAGCCGGCGGTGTTCAGGTCTCGATCGAGATACACCCTCGCGTCCCGCCTGGCACGATCATCGCTCGCACCGATCGCGTTCCCTTCCCCGGGAGCAACATCGGCTCGGCGTTCGACGTCCGTTGCCAGTACGACACGATGCAGTTCGACTACGCCGCAAACTACAACCCCGGCCACATCGGCGGCGGTCCTCGATACGATTACGAGATCCGCTCCATGGAAACGCTGCGCAACTTCGCACCTGTTGCTCAGGCCGTAGCCTGTAACATCAAATAAGCGAAAGGGCCTGACCGTCGGGTAAAGTGAGTGAAAACCCGACGGTCAGGCCGAAGGATTATACACCTAGGAGGCAGCAACGTGAAGATCTATCAAGTCATCGCAACCGAGGAGCTCAGACACGAAGTCGACCCGATCAAGGGCGTACGCGCACGCAAGGAGACTGTGCTCGCCCGCGGCGGGTCGACGTCTATCGCAGACGGTGAGGGCGGCACGTATGAGATCGGCCCTGATGGGTCGTTCGAGGTGCCCGACGAGCTAGGCCACTTCCTACTCAAGCAGCCCGGCTGGTACGAGGGTGTAAATCCTCTCGGCGGTCCCACACCTGCCGAGGCTCCGAAGACGAAGAGCGAGAAGAGCTAGTCGTCTAGGGGATTCCAGGGTCGAACATAGGTAATCTCGCCGCAGGAGTCGATCATGTTGGGAGGCTGTACCAGACCCAACGAGTAGATGTCGTGTCCTTCTAGCGTGCGCTCAAGGTCGGCTGTGTCGTCTGCCGTCCAGTCCCGTGCGTGCTCCACATGTAGCTCTACACGAATGATTGATTGCATCCGTACACCTTAGCATAAGGCAGGTGTCAATGAACGCCTTCGTCCCAGAATCCTTTGCAGAGCCGATCGTCAGCCCCGACACGGCTACGCTGTTCCGGCGTACGCCCTACATCTCGCCGAGCGAGTACAGGCAGACGCCTACGGCCGTCGGCACGCAGACGCTCGTGCCTGGAGGCTCGCCACAGGCTCAGGAAGCGGCGCTAGCGGCTGTGATCTCTCGAGCAAGCGACTGGCTGGACCTGATCTGCTTCCACAAAGCGGACGGCACGCTGGCAGCGAGCCCAACGACGGAATCGGGGTGGATCAAGCCGCGTGAAGAAGGCTCGCTTGCGCTCATCTGTAATTACAAGCCGATCCTAGAGGTCGACGCGCTTGCAGTTGGACCATCGCCGCAGAACCTTGCCAACATCGGCGCCACCGCCTCCAAGAACATCACGATACAAGACCCGATCATTTGGCTGCAGTCCTGCGGCTTCGGACCGATCTTTCCAGGGTCGTCGGGGTACTCGATCGGCGCAGTTGGGCCTAACGGCAAGGTGTACGTCGTGTGGATCTACGTCAACGGCTACCCGCACACCTCACTCGCTGAGGAAGCCAAAGCCGGCGAAGACGTGCTACACGTCGAACCTTCTAACCCCGGCGAGTCGAAGGTGTACGGTGTCTATGAAAACACACAACTTACGATCCACGATGGCGCGAACACGGAGGTGATTGTCGTCTCGGCTATCGAAGGGCTGACGCTGAAACTCACCGCGCCCTTGGCCTACGACCACACCTTGCCCGAAGCGCCGAACACCACCCGCGTCTCCGCTGTGCCTTGGGCTGTTGAGCAGGCGTGCATCTCGCTTACCTCTTTTCTCATCAAGAATCGCGGCTCGCGTGCGATGGTCCTGCCATCTTCACCTGGCGGTGGCGGATCGCCGCCAAAGCAGGAAGACGGACAGGCTGGAGGCATGCGCGACTTCGACACTGCGTACGAGATCCTGCGTCCGTTTATTACGCCGTTTGTTCGGAGCTCGTCATGAGTAAAAAAGGGTTGAAGAAAAAAGGACTCAAAAAACGGAAAAGCGGATGGGCCGTCTAGAAGTCCGAGAAGCGGTTGCGGCGTATTTCGCCGAAGCCGAACTGCCGTTCGTAGGTAAAGTGTTTCCCGCGCGCCCGACGATCATGGAAGAGGACGCATACCAAACGAGCATGTTGGGCGAAGCTGTAATGTCGGCGAATGGATCAAGCGCGGTGTTGGTAGTGAACATCACCGATGACACCCGTCAACGACGTGCGCTCGCAGGACGGGGAGCGGTGAATGATAGTTGGCTTCACAAGATGCACATGGAGGTGTTCTTCGGCAGCACGGGGGGCGAAGCAGAAATTGCGCAGAAAGACTACGACACGATCGTCGACGGCATGGTGAACTTGATTCGTGCCAATGCCACCTTGAATTCGACACAGATTTGGTCGGCAGGTGAGTACGACATAGGCATCGAGCACAAACAAGGCGCCCCGTTCACCGGGGCAGACGGACTGACTATATGCATTATCGGCGATGTCCTGTTTGATGCGTATGAGTGGATTGCTGGGCCCGTTTAGGTAACGTGTAAACAAAGGAGACTCGAATGCTTTACAAGAACATCGATGAGGAGCGGCGGGTCTGGCCGAACATAGCGGTACCGCCCTCAAACAAGCTGGAAACAGTTGGGCATACACTTGAACTCGGTGCGGGTGAGGAAGTCGATCTCGACCTACCTGAGGACTTTACGGACGAGTATTTGCAGCCCGTAGAGACGGGCACGAAGGCAGGGGCAATATCGTCGTCAGATGTCTTGCAGTCTGCGACCATCTCAGTCCAGAATCTCTCGTCTGTGATCTCGGATGAGGCGGCACAAGCGATCGTCGTGGCACTCGGCACACAAGCTACTCAGGATTACAACAAGTCGTGTTGGGTGACGCAGAATTTGGCTACAGCCATTGCGGTTGTGCTCTTCCTCAAAGAGGGTGAGGCAGTTCCATCGGATACGTGGCACATGGAAATCCTCGACACGTCAGATCAGCCTGGAGCGGTCGGCTACCACGAAGAAGAGGCATTCGACAACCAGCTAGAAGGTAAGAACAGCGGCTTCGCTGGGCCGACCAAGCACCCACGTAAAGCCTCCGCACGTTCCAGTCGCGGGCTGCGTGCGGACAATCCTGAGCTGCCATTGATGAAGATCTTCGCCAAGACAGCGGCGGAAGATCGCGTATCCCTCAGTGAAGTCGCTTCACATGAGATGCTTGAGGCTGCAGTGGATCCATGTCCGATGCGCGAACCTCGTACAGTTACCAACTCAAAGGCAGGTAAGGTCGTGATCGTTGAGGTTGGCGACCCCGTGCAGGAATGCGGGTATGAGGTTGATGGTCTCGTTGTGGCTGACTTCGCATTGCCCGCATGGTTCGGCTACCCTCAGGTTGTGAGCCCCGATCAGATGTCATTCCGGTCCAGTGTGCATGAGCCGTTCGAGCTAGCGCCGGGCGGCTACATCAGCGAGACGCCTGAGAGCGAACCGGAAAACTGGACGCAAGTGTTCGGCACACCACAACCCGCTGAGGAGTCGCAGATATGACACCGTTCCCGCCTTTCAGTGCAATCCCAGTACCCGAGACGCAGATCGGGATCATTCTAGAGAAAGAACGTGGCGTACCGGAAGAACCCAAATTCTGGCTGCCGATCATGGGGCCGAAGTACAAGCCAGACCTACAACTGCTCCCCGACGAGACGCTGCGCGGCTCGATGGTCACACTGTATGATGAGGTGCCCGGCTTGCGTTTTGACTCGCACGGTTGGGATAGCTATCCATACCTCGACACTCTGCCCGTGTTCTTCCGTGCTCTGCTTGGCTCGGCGGACTTCAAGACCGTGGCGCCGGCAAGCACCGAACTTGTCGTCGAAGCGAAAGCAGGCGCAACGAAAATACTTACCAAAGTAGAAGTACCGGAAGGTAGTTACATCGTCATCGGTGCAGGTGTAGGCGTGATGGAGACACACCTCACAGGTAAACCCAAAGAAGTCACAGCTGCAGAATGGGAAATTCCGTTGGCGTACCCATTGTCGTTCACACACGCCGACAAATCTGCCGTCGCGGGGCTGACCAAGCACCGCTTCAGCCTGCTCAATAACAGCCCGGAAACAGGCAACCAGCCGCCAAGCTGCACGATCACGGACTACGACGGCGAGGAATTCGCACGGGCGTTGCCTGCCGCTCAGCTCGACTCGCTGAACATCAGCGGCACAGCGGAGTCCCTGCCCAAGGTGACAACTAGCTGGTTCGCGAACAAGGCTGTAACTCCAAGCGAACCGTCATCGTCGTATTCAACCGCTGAGGCGCCTCCCGGTTGGACCGTGGACGCGGCGATCAACGGGACGCAGGTCGGATATCTCGTGTCGTGGGAGTTTGGCCTCAAGCGCAACGTCAAGAACGTGCCGGCGATTACAGGTACGCCGAACTACTACCAGCACTTCGCTGGAGCGCTCGACGCCACCGCGAAGGTCACTGTGCTCGAGAACCGCGAAGCGACGCAGTTGTCGATCTATGAGGCTGGTGAGGCGATCACGGTCGACCTGACGCTGTCCGACGTCAAATCCGGGTTCGCGATGAACCTGCACTCGACTGTAACGAAGTACACCACAGGCGAGATCGACCGCTCGAAGGAGTGGATTGAGGTCCCACTGGACATCCAGCTCATTCCCTCAGCGACTGATGCGCTGTCAGGTGGCGTATCGCCGATCGTAGCGACAGTGGCTAACGGACATACGGAAGAATACTAGGAGTGAAAAAACTAGAGCCTCCAGAGGGAGCAAATCTCTGGAGGCTCTATGCGCGCGCAGATTGGTCGGTATCAGGCGCTCTTGGCGGCAGTACGTTCGGCTGCCCTGGCTTTACCCTTCTCACGGCCGCGCTGCCACGCCTCGCGGAAGCTTGGGCGCTCAGCACGCATCGCTGCGGTGCGGGCCCTGTTGCGATCCGTTGCGGCTTGTATGCGCTCAGCGCGCTCGTCCATCTTTTTACCGCTCATGCGGATTGCTGCCAGCAGCGGATCTTTTGACAGTTCACGCTTCTCGATTTTTTTAGCAAACCTGTATTCCTTGCGGGTTTTGTAGTCGCTACGGTTTGGCATTGCTCCTGCTCCTTGTGTCGGATTGCTTACAAGAGCATTATCGGTCGTATCGGGCAAGACCTGAAGGTGTCTGGACGTATGTACTAAACACGCCATAGGAGGCGATATGAGGACAGTCACGATCCCCGGCGGCAACGCCGCGCTGCGGGAGAAACACGAGATAAGACAACGCCATCGCCGCCTGGTTGAGATCGCAAGCGTCGCAGCGGCGCCAGCGATCGACAAGGTGCGCAAGAGCCTGCCGACAGGCGCCTCAGACGAGGACGCGGTCAAGACGCTTGAAGCGATGACCGACGCAGACCTCCACTTGACCAAGCAGGAAGCACAGGCACTCTGTGAGCTCCAAGACGCGCACATACTCGCAACGCTCGTCAGTTGGTCGCTAGACACCCCTGTGCCAACTGATGAGGACAGCTTGGGGGATATTGATCCAGAGGTGTACGACGCGTTGGCGCAGGCGCTCAAGGGCGAGCTGTTGGGCACCAAGGTGGATTTCGATCCCGGCGACCCGCGCCGTCCCGATTTCAAGGATAGCCCTACGTCGCCCTCAGACGACTCCGCGAGCGTCTTGAGGGCAAAGAAGGAGTACCCATCGACCGGGCCACTGCCGAGCGATGGGACGAGTATCGATACAGGTCCCGCTTCCCTGGCATCACCCACGAGCAGTACCTAGACGAGCCCGGCGAGACCGTCGATTGGATGCTCGCCATAGACGACACCGCTCGCAAGGTGGAAGCCCGGCGCCTACAGGAAGCAGAAGCCCGTGCCGCCAGTCGACGACGCTAATACCTTGGCTGCTCTGGATGCGCTGATCGGCCGTGTGAAGGCTGCAGGGCCAGTCGTGGTGTCCAAGGGCGCACTGGCCATACAGCAAGCCGGTATGAAGCGTACGAAGGTGCGCTCGGGCACGCTGCGTCGATCGTGGCGTGTGGAGGTAGAGGCAAATGAAGGTGTAAGCAGTGCGTTGGTTGGACCAACAACCGTGTACGCCCGCCGTCAGGAGTTGGGATTCAAGGGACCGGATAAGTTGGGGCGTGTATACCACCACGATCCGGGCTGGCCGTATGTCAAGCCGGCGTTCGAGATCACGTTGCCGCTGATCGAGAAGTTCGCCGTCAGTACCTACACCGCAGCAATTGCCGGATAGGAGGTGAAATATGGCTGAGGGCACATACCTGCCGCCCACGGTAATCGCGCTTGTCGTTGATGACGAGGCGGGGCTTGCTGAGCTTGCTGCCTTTCGAGAGGCATACGTCGACACCGTTGCAGATGTAAATGCCGCTTCAGCCGAGATGGGCGCGGGCATGAGCGCTGCAGGCAGAGATGTTGAGACTCTTGCTGCTGACAGCGCAGCACCGTTGGCTGCTGTAGGTACGAATTTGGATAAGGCTGGCGATGATGTCCGAGACTTCGCCGACGATGCAGACGTAGCTGCTGCAGATGTTGCTGGTTCGATGGGCGGCGTGCGCGGTGCGGTTGACGATACGGCGGAGGGCGTGCATGACAGTGCTGAGAGTGTAGGTAAAGATTTTGAGGGGGTAGGAGAGAGTGCTGCCCTGGGAGCTTCTGGTGTACATGAGGCTGCAGGCGACGTAAAAGACGATTTTGAGGACGCTTCTGATGGCGTACATGATGCTGCATCCGGAATAGGTGAGGATCTTATAGGTATGGGTGCTGTCGCCGGCCTGAGCCAAGATGAGATAAACAAGGCTCTAGAGGGTACGGCTTACGAGAGGGCGACTCAAGCGGCTAAGGACGCTGAGGACGATTTGGAGGGTCATACAAGCGCTTTCTCATCGAAAATCGCTTCTATGTTCGAGAGTGTCGGCGGCTCAATGAGTAGTATTGGGTTGCCGTTTAGTAATACCGTCACTAAGATGGGAACAAGTATTGAGGACGCAGAGAAAGAGGGAAGCGGGTTTGCGGCATCGATACTCCAGATAGGTAAGGTCGCTACAGGGGTAGGGGTTGTTGCGTTTGCTGCGCTCGCCACTGAGGGCGTAAAAGCCGCTATTTCCTTTGAACGTGCCGACTCGATTCTAAAGCAGGCGGTCAAGAACACGGGCGCGTCTGTGTCAGCGATGAATCCAGCCATCGAAAAGAACATGACCGACATGGAACACCTTGGATTCAAGAATACCGAAGTGGCGCAATCACTTGCGGTTCTTACTGTTGCGACTAAGAACCCGACTAAGGCACTGGAAACGCAGGGGATAGCGGCCGACCTTGCACGAGCCAAGAACATCTCGCTAGGCCAAGCAGGTGAAACGCTCGCCAAAGTATTCGCGGGGTCTAACCGCGCGCTGACACAGCTTGGCATCAATCTCAACATTGGATCGACCAAACTGTCAACGATGCAGAGCGCTACTGAAAGCGTGGAAAAAGCCAAGGTAAAGCTAAAGGCAGCCGAAGAAGGGTATGCAACCGCTAGCAAGAAGGCAGCAGAAGAAACCAAGGCTAACGCTGAAAAGGTAGTCGCAGCCGAAGAAAAGGTCTCCCAGGCACGCCAGAAACTCAAGTCTGACAGTGAATCTGTTACGGTCGCGCAACGATCACTCAAGGAAGCACAGCGCGAAGAGGGAGAAGAGGCAAAGAAGGCAGCAGAAGCGGTCGTGGTCGCTGAGCGTCAAATGACCGCAAGTAGTGAAGGTCTAGCCAAGGCACAACGCGGCGTCCGTGAAGCTCAGCGTCAAGTGGCAGAAACGGCAGAAAAGGAGGCTGAGGCGGTCAAGAAGGCAAAGCAGCAGTTGACAGGTGCCGAAGAATCAGCCACAGAAGCCGCGCAGAATGGAGCTAATGAAGTTTCACAAGCTCACCTAAAGCTCGAAAAGACGCAGAATGAAGTCAATGAAGGAACTCTCTCGGGTGCGCAGGCGTCGATTGCACTAAGGGAAGCTCAACTCTCACTTACAGAAGCCGAAGAGAAGTCAGCCGATGGTCGTAAAAAGGCTGCCAATGAAGTCACTAAGGCACAAGAAGAAGTCACTAAAGCGCAAAAGGCAGATACGCCAGCGAGCGCTGAATCTGTCGCAGCCGCAAATAAGGTAAAGGAAGCACAAGAACAGGTTGCAGCGGCCGAGCGCACCTTGAAGTCCAGTCAAGAAGAAGTGAGCAAGGCCCAAAAGGAAACCGCTGCTGGTAGCCCGACATCGATTGCCGCCGCTAACAAGGTGGCAGAAGCCCAGCGCAACCTTACTAAGTCAGGTGAAACACTTACCCAGGATCAAAAGGAAGTTGGCAAGGCGTCAAAGGAACTAGGCGCAGCGCAGGATGCTGCTAAGCGTCCGAGTGAAGCCCTTGTAGCCGCATCGGACAAGCTCAAGTCCGCGCATGAAGCGCTATCCACGTCGGAACGCAAACTCCAACGCGATCAAACCACAGCAGGGAAAATCATGGACGCCCTCAAGGAACGTTTGAAAGGGATGGCTGAGACTTACAGTAAGGGACTAAAGGGTGGCATCGATGAGGCTGACGCTTCACTGAATCACTTTGAGATTACACTCGGCAAAGACTTGATTCCGATACTGCTAACGGTCGGTCGGTTGATTCTTGGAGTCGCTAATTTCTTCTTGCAGGGCAGCACAGCAGCCAAAGTCCTAGCGGTAGCAATTGGAGGTCCGCTTGTGCTCGCAATGGCTGCATACATCGTAAAGCTAGGGATTTCAGTAGCCGAGAGTGCTATCGGATTCGCCAAAATGCTCGTTATGGGTGGACTGTGGGCAGCACAGTACGTGGTTTGGTTTGCAGAGATGGCTGCAGGATGGGTATCGACTGCCATTGAGTCTACGGCTTCGGCGGGTGAGCAGGTCATTGCGTGGGCTTCTGTTGGCGCCGCGGCTGCCGCTGCCTTTATTGCGGAGAACGCAGCATCCCTTGGGATAGTCGCCGCAATAGGGTTGATTGTTGCAGGTATTGTGTACCTAGCAACGCACTGGTCTGAAGTGTGGGATACAATCAAGTCGGTTATCAATACCGCAGTTTCATTTGTGAAACATCACATTATACTACTTGTATCGATCATTTCACTGCCTATTGCGGCCATGATCTACCTCGCTACACATTGGACGGAAATCTGGAATGGGATAAAGTCCACCGTGAAAAAAGTGGTTGACGACATCAAAAAGATCATGTCTAGTGCTTGGAGTGATATTGAGTCTGTCGCGACTCGGGCGTGGGAAAAAGTCGAGTCGGTGTTCTCTAGCGCTTGGACCAAACTCAAGGGCATTGTACGTGACGGTATACGCGATCTCGTAAAGTTCTTCACCTCACTGCCAAGTAAAATCATGAGCATCCTCTCGACGCTCGTTCACGACTTTGAGAACCTGGGCTCGGAAATGATCCACGGGCTCATCAGTGGGATCACAAGCGCTCCCGGCGCCGTTGTCAAAGCCGTCGAGGGCCTGATTCCGGGCGGCGGCACGATCGGCAAAATCGCGGGCGCGATCGGGCTCGCAACAGGCGGAATCGTCACACAGCCCACACTTGCGGTGATCGCCGAGAATGGCCCTGAGGCTGTAGTTCCGCTAGGCAAGGCCGGCGTATCACCTAGCGGGGTAACTCCACTGCCGCCATCTACTCCAGCGCCGAGCACGGGCGGGGGAGGCTTGTCGATCGGCACCATAAACATGATCTCCGAAGCCAACCCGAACGAGCTCGTACAACGTCTGTATGAAAAGGTCCGCCCGCTAATGCAGAGCGCAGCCTGACGTGTTTCCGCCGCCGTCCATCACGCCCCCCGCGCTCGAAGACTGGGAGTTCTACTACAACGGGCTGACGTTCGGCAACGAGACAGCCTGGGGCATTCTCAAGATCGAGGGACTGGACCTCGCCTCGATCCGCCACGGTGACGTCAACCTGCCCCGCGACCACGGGCAACTCAAAGGCTTGGACCTGTACGAAGACCGCAACATCATCTTCGACATGTGGGTGAAATCCGACGGCACCTCTCTACAGCACGCACAGCTAGCGCTGGCTGCGGCGAGCGTTGTGCAGCCAAACGAAGAACCTCCATTGTGGTTCCAGCTACCTAACCTGCCTGTGATGTGCGTCCTGTGCCGCCCGCGCAAACGCCCAGCGTCCTATGACTCGGACTATGCGGCCGCGCAGATCCTCAAGCCTGAACTGGGCCTACACGCGTCCGACCCGCGCATCTACGGTGTAGGTGAAGAAACCGCCTTGACGCGCGGCACAACGACTGCAATCACCAACGAAGGCAATACGGAGATGCGTCCGATAGCGATCTTCACTGGCCCGCTCGCGCGCCCGTTGGTAGGCAACAACAGCATCACAGGGGATCCATACATTGAGCTCATCAACCCAGAAGCCGAAGAAGCGGAAGAATTGACACGTACGAAACGTGAGCAGGAAGAAGCGGCCAACAGGGCTTTCTGGGAAGAAGAGTATGTAAAAGGGGATATAAACAAAACGGAACTAGAAGAAAAAATCGCGGCGCAGAAAGTTACACGTGAAGCCGCGGAACTTGAAGAAAAAGAAAAACTCGAAAAACGTGAAGAAAAAGAAGAAAAAGGCGAACACTTGGCCGTCCAAGCCGGAGACCAACTGCTCGTCGACTTGAGCACACCGCACCTCGCGTTGTATTACCCGGGTGGGATCACGGCCAACAAACCTGAAAACGTAATGCAATGGGTTACACCTGGCTCAACTTGGTGGGACATTCTTCCGGATGTAAATGACATCTACTTCTCTTCGTTTGAGACAACGACAACGGGCACTGCAGCGTTGCAGGCGGCGAGCGCGTGGCAATTGTAACCGTACCCCCCGGTCTAGATCATAGGATCACGTACAAGTTCACTAACCTGCCAACCATTGTTGGTGCGGCAGGTGGCCCATTCCGCACGATCGCTGAGCTACCCGTCAATAGGATGACGTTCTCCAAGGTGCTCAACGGTGTTGGGCCGCACTCCTGCTCGCTAAACCTGGAAGACAAGCAGGTCCGCCGCGCCGACTGGGCTCGCGCCACCGCCCGCAACCGCTCTGCTGCGTGGATTGACATCGACGGCGCGCTGCTGTACGGAGGGCGCAACACAGGGCGTACTCACTCGCTGAGCTCGGGGATCCTGTCCGTAACAGGCAGCGACTTTTGCGGGTACCTGTCCCAGCGCGTGCAGGCGATGGACTACAAAACGTACACCGATCCCGAAGGGCATCACTGGGCCTTGGCGCCCGGCGCCCCTGTGCCCCGGATTGCGTATTACATCTTGATCCAGGCGCTCGAAAAGGCGTTCTCGATCCCAATCAATGTGGAGGTTACAGGTAGCGCTCCAGACGAAGAATTCTGGACGACATTCTCTCTGCCTGAAGAACAGCAGCAGTCGCTTGCGTCGTTGCTGTCCCAGTTTCAGGGCTTGGGCTACTTGGTAGGTATCGACTACACCCAGAAAGTCTCATATGTGAACGGCCTGCCAACGGTGACAATCACCTTGGCATACCCACGACTAGGTACAGTTGGGTCGAGAAAATCGGTAGTGGTAGAGTCGTCGTCGATTCTCGATTGGGAATGGGATGAGGACGGCACGGGCCAGGGCAACCGGATCATCGAGCTTGCTGGTGCTACGAAATTCCGTCTCTACGCAGTGGAATGGAAAAAAGCCCTTGAGGAAGGGTACCCGCTTTTGGAGATCGTGGAGTCACATTCTGCTCTGGCACCTTCAGGAGCCGACGCGGCGGTTCTCAAAGCTTACGGTGAAAGCGACTTGGCAGCGCTGGCGTATGGGCTCGTTACGCCTGTAATTACGCTCCCTATGTTTGGCTACCCGTCAATTACGGAATTGGATGTCGGCGACGACATCTTGTTTAGGGTGCCCGTCACAGCGGGTCAGCAGCCGCAGAACAACCCGCTGTTCCCGGAAGGCTTGGAGTATTACTTCCGCATTGTGCGGATCGACTGCGAAATACCCGACGAGGGCGTGCCGTTGATGAAGTTGTCGCTAGCGCCCCCGCCTGGCCTGTTCCCTGTGCCTCCACCTGAAATGCTAAGCAACCCTTCAGGCGGCGGCGAAGAATGGGAAGAAAAAGAAAAAGAACGTGAAGAAAAGGAAAAAGAAGAAAAAGAAAAAGAAGAAGAAGAAAAAGAAAAAGAAGAAGAAGAAAAAGAAAAAGAAGAAGAAGAAAAAGAAAAAGAAGAAGAAGAAAAACTGTTGGGTGAAGGAACTGTTACGCTGTTCTCTGAGAATCTGTTCAATAACCCCGAAGTCCTAACACGACTGCTCGCTGAAAACCTGCCTTTGATTGCTGGATCAATATCTGAAGTCGAAAGCAGTGGGCCTGAAAAGAACCGTACCACTGTGACTAAAGTCGAACCCTCTTTGCCTGGAGGGACAGTACGGGTTGTTTTGACTCAAGTAGGTGGCCCAAGTATAGGCCCCAAAGTCGTTGAAGGTACTGACATCAAGGAACTGTACTCGTACGAAATACCCACGCCGGGCTCGCCAATTACAACCGTCTTCCATTACAGGGCATTTAGCTAGTGCCCCGGTCTCTTGAACCTTCTGGGCTGCGTCATCTGCAAACGATGACGAGCGACACGCGCAACCAGCTTGCACAGCTTCAGAGTCGGCAGGGTTTGGAAACGGGTGAAGGTGGAGGCGAAGGCAAACCCGGAGCTACGGGGCCGAGCGGTCCTCCTGGCGCCACCGGGGCAACCGGACCTGAAGGCGGCAAAGGCAGCACAGGGGCAACGGGCGTGGTTGGAGCGACAGGCGTAAAAGGTGCTACAGGTGCAACTGGAAGCGAAGGGCCTCAGGGCGCAACAGGCGTAGAAGGTCCCAAAGGGGCTACAGGTGCCGCCGGCGCGGAAGGCGTACACGGTGCGACCGGTGCCACGGGCGTCGAAGGCAAAGAAGGAGCTAAAGGTGTCGAAGGTGGAAAAGGCGCTACAGGCGCGACGGGGGTCGAAGGCAACGAAGGTAAAACCGGAGCTACCGGAGCA